TATGTTTTAGTAGTAGTTCCAAAATTAAATTTCTTAGCTAAAGCTTTATCATGAAACTGGCAACATTGTGAAATACGCCAGTCAGTTGTTGTTTGGTTGAAATATGACATAAAAACCTCAAAAGTAAAGTTGTTCCACTACTATATAGTAGTGGAACAACTATTAAGCAGGAGTTTCAGAAGAAGAAGGAAGAGGAGTAATTGCAGTACTAAGCATATCTAATACTTTCATTAATCCTTCTGGCGGTCCATCATCTCTAGCAATAACTTTAACATCATATTTTGCAGAATTATCACTTTTTCTAGTATTTGTACTATGAGAAGATACAGAACCATGAACACTCACTTTAGCAGAAAAAGGACCAATGCTAACTTTAGCAGAGCCTTCATAGCCTGCTTCTGTATCTGAAGCTGTTTCATCGCTTGTAGAAGATGAAACAGACATAGTAAAATTAATATCAACTTCTTTAACACTTAAAGCAGGAGTATTAATAATAGCTAAAAGAGGTACTTTTAAATCAACTTTTTCAGTTCCTCCAGTAGCGTTTGTAGCATTAGCAGTAGCAGGGGCAGGACGATCAAAAGAAAAATCAACAGTACGAGCTGCCATAGCAGCATTAGCACCATCTCCTATTTTTTGAAGCCCAACATCTTGAATAAAATTAGTGGTAGCTGCTGCAAGCATATTTTGTGCATCGCAAGCTGCCTGCAAAGGACCACCAATTAGATCGCGCATAGGCAATCCAGCAAATTGGTTACTCATATTTACAAGACTATCATCAGCCATATGTTATCTCCATTTCTTTATTGCGGAAAAGATTTATACACCTTATCATTTAATAACATTATTCCTTCTTGAGGTTCTGATGTTTTAAATTTTACTTTTACTTTAGCAGATGTACGTTTAGAAGAGGACATTCCTTTAGGTAAAGATGCAATAATATGTTCCTCTTCTTTTGTATAAAGGTCTACCTCAAAATCCATTGAAATTTTATCAATGCTAAGTGAATGAGGTTTTACTAATGAAAATATAGGAATATTATAATTTTCATTAGTAATTTTACCACTTCCATCTACGTTTGGCAAGACCATATTCATAGTTTTAGGTATAAATTTATCATTTTTTTTATCAAAATAACGCTCACAAAGCATATCATATGTATTTTGTTCAACAGATCTGTTAGCTTCAACAATTGCTTCTTGAACTGCTTCAAATAATGAAGTAAGTGTAAACATTTTATTTACCAATAAGTTTATTTTCTAATAGTTATCCACAACCAGGAGCTTGATTCATGCTCAACATCCAATAAGCATCTATTGTATAGGGTAGCATAAGAACCATAGTATTGATAATCAATACCATTAGTAACCCTATAAATATATTATTCATCATAATACTGTATCTAGAATTACATTAAATTCTTCCCATTTTTCTTCTTCTTCTGTACGAGAATTTTTACGCATAACATTAGCTACACGTCGTGCAACTGGAATTTCAATACCATGTTCTTCTTTAATATCTTTGAGTAAAGAAGATATAGATTCCCTAGCAGATTCAATTTGTATTAGTAAATCTACAACTCTATCAAATTCTGCTTTTAGTTCTTTATTAAGTTCCGACATTACTTCCCTCTATAACTGTAAATGTTTCACGAAGATGTTCTGGACGTTTTCTAACAAGATTTGTATCTTGTAAATCATCCATAATATTACTAAAAAGTTCTATACACTCTTCTGCACAATCACTAAAACCATCATCTTTAGATAGTTCTGCAATTAACATTTTTTGATGCAAAAGATTAAAAGCACTAACAATGTTAGCAGCACCTATTTCGCGTGATCCCTTAAAGTCTCCTTCTATTCTGGGATCACGCAATTCATAATTAGTACTTTCCCATATTGATCCATCGTCATCATCAAATACATCAATAGGCATAGAAGATAAAACTTTCCATACTAATTTTTTAGCTTTTTCATGTGTAATACGCACGCTACCTCCTATGTCACTACGTGACCCAGTCATCTCTATATGGAGTTACATAGAACCACATTAGAGATTTAGACACAGCTTTGACTAAGCTTTTATAAGATGAACAAAGCAAAGCATCTTCAAACTCATGTTTGAGCCTAAGATATGGGTTTGCAGAATTAGTTACTGGAACTATAGAATCAAGATTAATTTCACGATAATTCCAATGTTCGCAACGTGTAGAAAACGCTGGCGAAGAGTTTAAAAAATATTCTGTCTCAGAAAGTTTTGTTTCTAGNTCCTTCCAAAGATCAATATATAGTTTACCTTTTTCTTCATCAGAAATCTTAGAAATTGTAATTCTACGAAGATTNCNNACAAAATCACGAAATGGATTTTTTGACGCCATCTTAAAACGCATGTTTTAACACCCTTAAAGTAGCACAGATTTTAACATTGTGCAAGTTGAAATTTAATTGATTTACTCTTCTTCATTTGTAATGATGTCATACTCATCATCTGACATACATTTTGATATCATTTTAGGAGGAACTCCGTCCCAAAATTGTTTCTCATCATACCAGCGATATGATTTTCGCCGCCGCCATAAATGATTAATTTTTGTTGCAATACGATCATGTTTTTCTAGTATATCATAATCTGCAATACTAGTACCATTAACAGCTTCTTTCATCCAGTCATGTGCTAGCCAAGGATTCCATCTAGCAATATTATGTGCTTCGTCAATAGTACGTGAACGTGACCAAGCAGAATATCCTGATACTAAATTAGATTGTACGCTTTTTTTAGCCATTATGTTTTCTCCAGTACAACAGTTTCATGAGAATCTATATAATCATTATTAAGATATACTCTAGTAGTAGTAGTTCTACAAAGTATATCATCTTCTCGTGTAAAATATACAGTAAACTCTTTTCGTAAAGGTTTTGTATATTCTTTATTTATTGCCAAACTAAACGGACTATTGCTCATTGTAATACGCTTCCTGTAATGTTTCTTGAACTTCTAAATAAACTTCAATTAAAAAACGTCCTGCTAAAAATTCTCCTTCTGACTCCATCATTTGTCTGTATTCTACCATTAGATTAGTTGCTTCTTCATTACCTTTATTTGCGAGATCAGTAAAATACTCTTTTACAAACGGCAATCTTGGTCGATTCATTATATTATATTCCTTTTTTTATTAATATGCAACATCGTTTTTGCATTACAGCGAGTTTTTTGTTGACAATAATTTTATTTTTAAGTAAGATATACTTATGTATGTAACTGATAAAAATTTGATTTTCCATTTGAAAGAAGTAACCGAACACATCCGAGAAGTAGCTAAAGATCTTGGAGGTGATATTCGTTATCTTCATCAGGAAATCCATGAGTTACGAGAGAGAATAGATCTTACAGAACAAAATCTTGAAGAAATTGTCAACAACATGAGAGACGAAAATGGCTAACAAAATAATTGGGTTCGCACATTCCGACTCAGATAACTTATCATATATCAAAAATCAGCTTGATGCAATAAAAATTGTATTTCCATCGCTAGAAATAGAACTAAGTGATGAAAGTAATTCTTTAGTATCAAAACACATCGCTCCTGCTCTTAGAGATAGAATGCCCTTATATATGATTTTAAAAGATGGGTATTATAAAACTCATCGTCATGGAAAATTTTCTAATGAACAAGTAATTCATTGGATACAAAATTTGCCGACGCTTAATGCCTAAATCAATATCCTTTATACCACATCGACAACGTTTAGAAAAGCATAAAGTAGATTATCTTCGTGCTATGTCATCTGCCATGGATTATCCTTATCAGGCAGAAGATGGGCGTGATTTAGCACCTATACAACGTACATTAGCAGATAAATGTGCAGAATTATCTGAGTTACCTTACTGGAGTTTTACTAATTGTGGTACTGACTCTCTTCAAATAGCTGTTCATGCTCTTACTAAAGAAGGAGATACTATTTTAGTTCCTGCATATGGTTGGCGAGGAGTAGCTAATGCAGTTCGTTTTATGAATCGTAAGTTAAAATTTATTGATGTTGATAAAACAGGTAATATATGCCCAATAGCTTTGGAAAAATGGGCAAAAGTAAAAAGTAATTATGCTAAAGCAATAATTATTATTCATAATTTTGGTGCTATGGCAGATGTACCAAAAATACATAATATACTAAAGAAATATTATTTAAATGACATTAAAATTATTGAAGATGCTGCTCCTGCTTTTTATATGGGTGCGCCTATTAAGTATAAACCAGGACAACTATCTGATTTAGTATGCTACTCTTTTGATTTTACAAAAGGTCCGGGAACATTAGGTTCTGGTGGAGGAATTGCGACTCGTAATGCCGATATTTATGAGCGAATATATGAAATTCAAGCACATGGATCTTCTATAAAAAATGAGGTTGTAGGTTATGGGACTAAAAGTTTTTTAGATAATACTTCTTGTGCTGTTCTTTTAAAAGAGATTGAATTTTATGAAGAATTTAAATATAGAGAGCGTCGAATAGAAATTGCTGCTTGGTATAATGAAAATCTTCCCTATAACTCTGTACCCGGTGAAAATTATATTTGGGAAAGATTTTCAATGTTTGTACCTTCAGAACAAGTTGTTTCTGTTTTAGATAAACTTCATTCTATAAATTGTTTAGCAAGAACAATGTTTAAAGAACCAATGTCTTCATATTCTTTTTATGATACACAAGAAACTTTACCAGGAGTAAAACATTTTACCGAAAACTTAATTCATTTACCATCTCATCATTATATAACTTTTGAAGAACAACACAGGATTAGAGAATGCTTAAAGCAGTAGGTTGGTATTTAGATAACATTTATTATAATAATAAATGGTCTTGCATTGCTGATAATAATTTTACTAATGAAAATATATCATTTTATTTTTTTGATTATATATTTTCAAAATTTAATTGGGAGAAGGAGCCTACTACATCATTAGAGTTTCTTTTAGAACAGAGAGCACGTCAATTAAGAGATTCCTATGATTATATTAGGTTATGGTATACTAGTGGTTCAGATTCTGAAACTATTTTACAAACTTTTTTAAAACACAATATTTATATTGATGAAATTGCAGTTGCAAAAAATCCTTTTACACAATCAGATAGAGAATTAAATAAAAGAGCTATTCCAAAACTTGAATTATTACAAGATAGTCTTTCAAAAACTTTTATTAATATTTTTCAAACTACTTCTGAGCAATATTTAGACATATTAGAAAATCAAGATTATGATAAAATTTCTTCTGATGTTACACTAAGAAGTATGAGTTATTTATCTTCTTGTTATCACACACATTCTAAGATAATGGAAGCACCTCATCTTAAACATAATAAAGTAGTAAATTTAATAGGACATATTAAGCCTAGATTAGAAAAAAGAGATAATAAATTTTTTACTTATGAATGGGATTCTGTAATAAGTACCTCATCTTTAACTCCAAATTTAGAAATGTTTTATACGGGTCATGATTGCCCTGAACTACATATTAAACAATGTCATGTTGCTAAAAACTTTATAAAATATAAGTATCCTACTATAGGTAACCAAATATTTTCTGAAAATAATGAATATAGATATGATATTGAAAAAGCAATTAGAGTTCCTATTGATAATACCTATACTTTTACAAAAGAAAATACACTTAGAAATTTAACTGAAAAAGCAAAATTATCTGTAAAAGAAGCTTATACTGTTGCCCCAGATGTTTACTATGCCTTTAAAAATTTAACAAAAGATTATCATTTTATATTTAATAAACATAAAAAGTTGAGCATAAAGTCAAAAGAATACTGTTTAGGAAGTTAAAATGAAAATTTTAATCACAGGTGGTATGGGTTTTATTGGATCTCATTTATCAAATATGTTATCTAAAGAACATGAAATTACTATAATTGATAAATTTGGATACGCTTATCCTGGATATAAAAAAATATATAGAGGATCAAAAGTAGGTATTGGTAATTTCTCTAAATTAGAACAATATCATAGAGATTTAAATATTAAATATAGGTTACAATTAATTAAGGATATTAAAATTATACGTTCTTGGTCTTACGAGTATGTATATACTAAAGAGTATGATTTAATTTTAAATTGTGGAAGTTTATCAGAAGCGATTTTATCAAGTTATTATAGTGATTTTTGTTATGACTCTATTGTAAAAGGTATTGCTACTTTAAAACAAAGATTTACTTGTCCTATTCTTCACATAAGTTCTTCTATGGTTTATGGTACATGGACAGGGGCAATTACAGAAAGTAATGAGACAAAACCTGTTGATTACTATGGTAACTGTAAATTAAAAAGTGAAGATAGTTGTACAGAAAATGATGTAATATTAAGACCTATTCACGTATATGGAATTGGTGATGCAAAATTTCCTATTTGGATGAATATTGAGAGACAGATAGAAAAAAATAAACCAGTTAATGTAGAAGCAGCAGATTGTATTTATATTGACGATTTTGTTGAAATAGTCAAAAATATTATTGCTAAGTGGGTGCCGGGCACTTATAATATAAGTTCAAATTTGTTAAGAAATGGTCAAGTATTACAAAAAGTATATCCAAAATTCTTTGAAGTAGTTAATAAACTTGGTCCTACAGGAAAACCTAGAGGCTTATTGGATAGCTCTAAACTAAATAATACTTTTGGAGTTAAATTAAAGTATAAGTCATATGAGGAAACAATTAGAGACTACTACAAAAAATATGAAAATTTACGTTCGCAATAATGATATTAATAAAGCATACAGAATATTAAATAAAAAGCTACATGAAGAAGGCTTTTTTAAGAAACTTCGAGACAATCAATTTCACAAAACTAAAGGTGAAAAACGTCGAGAAGCTTCTCGTGCTGGTCGTGCTCGTTGGTTAAAAAAACAAAAACAACTTGAAGTAAAGTTTCAAAGAGAGGAACGTAATCAGTTTCGTAAAAAGAAAAAGTACCATCAAAAAAGACAATAGTATTTGCTAATTAGTTAACTTTTTGTTATTATTAAAATCTAATCAATGATGGAGATAATAATGAAAGCGTATAAAGGCAGTTTTAAAAAGAAAGATGGTAGTGAAAGAGCTATGGTTTTTACTCGTATTGATGATTTACCTCAATCATTTGTTGCTTCTAAAATTGCAGGAGCAGGAAAAGAACAGAAATATCCTGAAGGCATGGAATTAGTATGGGATTTAGAAGCTGATAACTTTCGTATATTTAACTGGAAAACATCAATAGGTATTACTGATAAATTTGATATAGAAGAGGCATTTTTTATTGATTGAAAAATTTTTAAAATGGTTAGAAACATATATTAATCGAAAAGCTGATAAACATTCAGGAGCCTATTTGAATAATATAAGACGACAAAAAAATATTAATCATGATGATTTACTTAAATGAAGAATGGAATGATTGGTGAGGAAAGATATTGTAGTACTTGCGGTCACCGTTGTCATTGTTATGGATCATATTGTACTACTTCTATTGGAGTAGGTATGACAGATAAATGGCAAGAATGTAAATGCGAAAAATGTAAATGTGATATTGTTCCGTTTGAGGAAAAGTAGAATAGATAGACTGGACCTGGGGGCAGTACCCAGCGCCTCCACCATAAACAGTTTCACAGAGGGGGCGAAACAGGATCGACAGGTATAGTAAAAACTAAACCGAGGAACAGGGTTGATCGCCTAATAGATCAAACACAATAAACGCAAACGATAATTTTGCACATGAGGATTACGCGCTAGCCGCATAGTCTGTCGGGGCTTGGCCCACCTAGCAACAGAACGGGCCACTTTTATTTATGTTTTATGAAAAACCTTTTAAACACCATATAATAGATAATTTTTTTGATGATAATACTTTACGTCATTGTGTAGAGTATTTACAATCATTTAATAAACGTCAAAATAATCATACAGTAGTAAAAGATAAACGACTTTTAGATTATTTTGATAATATATTTACTGAAGAATATATAAAAACAAATTTCCCAAAACATAGACCTTATGAATCTTTAGAGAGTGTAGCAGAAGTAAATATCTGTACAGAAGATTTTATGTATCCTGTACATGATGAGGCTATATACAAAGTACTTTCTGTAGTTGTTTATATTGCTCCTCTTTATTCTAGTGGTACTTTTCTATTTAATAGTTCTAAACAGTTACAAAAACAAATTACTTGGAAACCTAATCGTGCCTTTATATTTGCAGGATTACCTGATGTTACTTGGCATAGTTATGGGCATTGGGACAGTACAACCAGAGTTACAATCAACTATTTTAAAAAGTACTTTAAAAGATAATGGAAAAAGAATTTTGTGCTGCACACAGAGAAAAACGTTTTGACGATATCCAGTATTGTAAAAACTGTGATTTTTTAGTTGATGATCCAGAAGTTTTAGTGTATAATTCTAATGAAGATGTGGAGCTATACCACATGATTGGAACCTCTTTTAGTTTGGATGAGTATAGATGAGACCAATTTATATTTTAGGTGCAGGAAATTTTGCGCAAGAAGTATATTCAGAGGTATTTTTACAGGGAGATGCTTCTAAATATGGATTATTTGGTGGATATATTCACTTATCAAACTTAGATAATCCTGTTTTAACAGATTTAGAAGGCGAAAGCTTAGGATTTAATTTTCCAAAAGAAGCTAGTTTTATATTAGCTACTGGTGTTAAAAAATGGAGACATAAATTCTGTAATATTTTTACAAATAGATATCCTAAAACAGATGAATTTTTTCCTAATGTACTAGCAGATAGTGCTAATATCTCTCCTTTAGCCTCTTATGGTATTGGAAATGTGTTTTTATGGAATAGTCTTGTTAGAGCTAATGCTTATTTAGGTGATTTCAATCTTTTAAATGCAGGTTCTATGGTACATCACGATGTAGTATTAGGTAATAATAATGTATTATTACCTCAATCACAAATTTTAGGCGATTCCTCTATGAAGGATAATAATGTTTTAGCATCAAGTGCTGTTGTTGTTACTAAAATTAAGATGGGTAGTGACAATACACTAAGTGCTGGAGAAGTTTTATTCGATAACTTAGAAGATCGTAAATTTTTTCAAAGTGGGTATGTTGTAGATAAACCATGAAATTAAATATTTATTTTAGAGCAAATGAATCAGCAAAAAGCGCTGGTAGTGTAAATAAAGATATTACAAAAGAAGCATATAGAATAGGTACACATACTAAAACAGATATTCTCAAAGCTGTTTGGTTATCTGTTAATAATTCTGGTGTTACAAATGAAGATCATATTACAGTTTTTTGTGATGCAGTAAGTGCTGAAACAGAGTCATGGATGCATAGTACACTTGAAACTACAGATTTTCAATTTAAAGAAGTTCCTCCTTTAAGTTACTGCCCTGGATTTGAAGAACATCCTTTTCCCAATCTACATCCTGTAAGAATTAATTGTTCCTTAGCTCTTTTTGAACTTCTTTATGAAGAAATTGAAAAAGGCAATGACGANGATATATTTTATCTTTGTGAAGATGATTATCTTCATCGACCAGAAACAATTACAATGATTAAAAATTTATATAATAGTGGTTATACAGGTTTTTTCTTGCCCTATGATTATCCTGATAGATATACGATTGATAGAGGTAGAGAGTGTAATGTAATTCTTGGTCCTAATTCACATCTTAGATCAGTTCCTAGTGCTACTTTTACTATGGTAGCAGATAAAGCTACATGGATGCGCTATAAATTAGACGTTATTAGAGGATCTGTATTTTGTGATGATGGTTGGACATGGAAAGCATTTAAACAAGTAAATGCTTTCTGTCCTATTCCCTCGTGGTCTTGTCATTTTCAAGAAGGATTTCTGTCTCCTTTTATTGATTGGGAACAAGTATTTATATGGGCAATGGAGAAAGATAAAAAAAAATGATAACTAAACGACTAGAAGAAAAATTTGAAGCTGGACACGCAGCTCAAGAAACAGATATGTGGTTTCATTTTCCTCTTTTAAGAGATATTGCTAGAGATTGTAATGCTGTTGTAGAATTAGGCACTAGACAAGTAGTATCAACATGGGCACTTATGATGGGATTAGCAGGAAGAACTGATAAATATATTGGTATTAGTGAGGATAGAAAAAAATTAATTCTTAATAATCATCATGCATTATGGTCTTATGATATTTTTAACCCAGAAGACGAATACGGAATAGACTTAAACGAGATTGCTGAAATAGCATTAGAAAATGGTGTTATATGGGAATTTAAACATGAAGATACTCTTAAGTGCGAGATTCCTCCTTGTGACTTAATATTTTTTGATACAGATCATAACTATAAACAATTATCACAAGAACTTAAACTACATGCTAATAAAGCAAGAAAATATCTTATATTCCATGATACTACTCATTATGCTGTAGAACTTGTGCCTGCAATTAATGAATTTTTAGAAGAAAATGAAGAATGGTGTATTTTAAATTGTGAAAATGCATGTAATGGCTTAACTATATTAGTTAAGGCTTCTGTAGATAAAGTAAAAGGGTGGGCTAAAGAACATGCTAATTCCGTTTCTACAAAATAAACAATTTAACTATACATATTTTCAAAAATATATTGAAAAAGCTTCTAATACAAATCAATGGTCTAATGGTGGTTATGCTGCTCAATGCTTAGAAGAAAGAGCAAGAGAATTATTACAAATTAATGATGACAAAGCAGTTATTGCAACATGTAATGGTACTGCTGCTTTACATGCTTTGGTAAATGGTATACGAGAATTTGACCAACATGATCATAGAGTAACAACTCAAGATTTTACTTTTCCATCTGCTTCTTTAGGCCCTTGTCAAGGACCTATTGTAGTTGATTTTGATGAAAAATTAAACATACAAATGGAGGATACTTTCTTAATTGATTATGGAAAAATAGTAATTGCTACAAATTGTTTTGGACATTTACAGGATTTAAATTATATAACTACTCAAGCTGTAAATCATGGTAAAATTTTAATTTTTGATAATGCTGCTACTCCTTATAGTTTTTACAAAGGTACAAATAGTTGTAATTTAGGTGTTGGATCTTTTGTGTCTTTTCATCATACTAAACCTATAGGTTTTGGAGAAGGAGGGGTAGCAATTATTGATAAAAAATATGAAGAAACTACCAGGCGAGCTATTAATTTTGGATATGATAGTAATAAACAGTTTTCTGAAAGAAGCGGTAACTATAAAATGAGTGATATCGTAGCTGCAGGAATTCTTCAATGGTGGGATCAGTTTAATATTGAAGAAATGATGGAAACTTATCAAACTAATTATTATAATGGAAGATATAAATTAACAGTAGAAAGTAATGGTCAATGTTTTCCTAATCATTCAGATGACAAATTTTTTCCTTTCTGTTTGCCTTGGGTACATGAACAGCCTACTGATATAGATAATGCTTTTTATAAGCATATTGAATGTAAAAAATATTATAAACCTCTTAGAGATACTTTTAATAGTACCCTAGTTTATGATAGAATTATATGTTATCCTATACATGGAGAAGTTAATGAATTATAAAGTAGCAATAGTAACAGGATGTTTTGGTTTTATTGGTAATCATCTCACTGTTAAACTATTAAGAGATGGATGGTATGTATTTGGAATTGATAAGCATAATTACGTATCAGATACTAGTCAGCTAGAATTTATTTCTGAAAATTTTCCAAATAAATATAAATTTATTAATGGTGATATTTCAAAAATTAAAAGACTTCCTCAATGTGACGTATTATTTAATCTTGCTGCGGAAAGCCATGTAGAAAATAGTTTTCATAATTCAAATAAGTTTATTAAAAGTAATATTGATGGAGTGCGTAACTTACTAGAAATTATACAAGGTACACTAAGTAGTTATGATAAACCTTTATTTGTTCAAATGTCTACAGATGAAGTATATGGAGATATTGAGGAAGGATCTTTTGATGAAGAATCTCCTCTTAATCCTAGTAACCCATATTCAGCAACTAAAGCATCAGCAGATTTATTTATAAAATCTTGGGCAAGAACACATGGACAAGAGTATTTAATTTTACGACCTTCTAATAATTATGGAACACTTCAGTATCATGAAAAATTAATACCTCTTGCAGTTAAAAGACTTAAAGAAAATAAATTAATTAAATTACATAATCGTGGAAAACCTGTTAGGACATGGACTCATGTAAAAGATACTATTGAAGCTATTACGCTACTTGTTGAAAAAGCAGATAGAAATAGAATTTATAATATTTCTTCAGAATTTGAACAGAATAATTTTGAAACTGCACAAAAAATAATTAATTGTTTTTTTATGGGCAGAGCTACTGTTAATGTTCCTGATTTTAATAAGTATATAGATTTTTCATATAATCGACCAGGACAGGATGTACGATATGCAATAAGCTGTAACCATTTAAAACAATATGGATGGTCAGCTAAACACCCGTTCAATACTGAAATAGTTAATATTGTAAATTATTATAGAGAGAGATTTGTTTGGTAATGACTAAAGTTTTTATTACAGGAGTAGGAGGTCTTTTAGGATCAACTCTTGCAAGACGATTACTAGTAAAAAATAATTATGTAGTTGCAGGATGTGATACTTTTATTGGGGGTATCAAATCTAATGTTCCAGAAAGCATTGAGTTTCATAATTTAGATATTCTTAATACAAAAGAACTTACAAAAGCTATGGAAAATGCTGATGTTGTTTTTCATACTGCTGCTCTTCCTTATGAGGGATTATCTGTATTTAGTCCTGCTATAGTAGCACAAAATATTGTTGGAGGCACTGTTAGTGTAGCAAGTGCAGCGTTACATAATAATGTTAAATTGTTTATAAATTGCAGTTCTATGGCACGATATGGGGCACAAACTCCACCTTTTACAGAAGATTTATTAAGAGCACCAGAAGATCCTTATGGATTAGCAAAAGTACAAGCAGAAGAACATTTAGAATTGCTTAATAAATTACATGATTTAAATTATGTTACATTAGTACCTCACAATGTTATAGGAATAGGACAAAGATACTATGATCCTTTTAGAAATGTTGTAGGAATTATGATTAATAGATGTTTACAGGGTAAACCTATTATTATTTATGGTGATGGAGAACAGAAAAGAAGTTTTAGTAATGTTCAAGATTGCATAAGAGCAGTAGAAACTATGATTAATTCTACTAAAGATATTTGTGGACAAGTTTATAATATTGGCCCGGACGATAATGAAATGTCTATTAAAGAACTTGCTTATAAAGTAGGGCATCACTGTAATAAATATCCTCAGTTTGAACATTTCCCGGACAGACCTGCTGAAGTTAAAAATGCTTTTTGTTCTAGTGAAAAAATAATGAAAGAATTTAACTATAATGTTGAGGTTACAACTGATAAAACTATTCAAGAAATGGTTGCTTGGATTAAAAGAGAGGCAGGGGAAAGAGGAAAGCCTTTTGAATACCACCTTGATCTTGAATTTACAAGAGATTATACCCCAAAAACATGGACGGAAAAACTAATATGAATCTTAATCCAGAACAAGAGGTTTATGAACTAATATATGCTGATGATAAATATTCGTATTATGGCAATAGTAATCATGGGCATAAAGCTCTTAAGTATATAACAGCTTTAGAGCCTTTAAGTTTGTTAGACGTAGGTTGTGGTCATAATGCCTTTGTTCAAGAAATTAAAAAATTTGGTGTTGAAAAAGCTATTGGAGTAGATTTTGCTTGTAAATCGGCTGATAAAATTGCAGATATTTTAGATTTACCTTTTGATAACAAAGAGTTTGATCTTATAACAGCTTGGGATGTTTTAGAACATCTTTTACCTGATCAAATTGACCCGGCACTTTTAGAAATGCAAAGGGTAAGTGAAAGATTTGCTTTTACAATTGCTTATGAGTATGCAAGTACTCCACCTCCAAAAAAGTTTTCAAATCATAATCTTCATCAAACAGTAAAAGAACCTGAATGGTGGAAAGAACAAATAGGAAAATATGCAGAGGTAACAAAACAAAATGAAATTTGGTTAGGAAAATGGAAATGAGTGTAAAAATAATTTGTCCTTATATAAATGACAATGATATTAATGAATTAAAAAAACGTGTTTGGAATCTTCCAGTCTATTTTGAAAAAGATAGTACATTAATAGGTTCTGATATGATGTACCAAAAACTTTGGAATAAATTTTCTAATGACGACATATTTATTATGCATGCAGATATGTTCCCTGTAGAAGAAGATACAGATAACAATTGGTTTGATGATGTTTTAAAGTATGTAGAAGAATATCCAGAAGCAGGTATGTTTGGTTGTTTACTTTTGTACCCTGCTAAAGATGAAAATGAAAACTTTTTTATACAATCTGCAGGTGGTAAGTTTACTGATGGAGTACCAGATCATTTTGGTAGTGGGCTTGCTATGGAGACTAAAGGAACATTTAAAGAAGAATTAGAAGTAGATACTGGTCAATATGATTATGTACGCGAAGTAGCTTGGTCTACTTTTGGTGGTATTTATATTAGAAGAGAACTATTTAACAAAGTAGGTAATTTTTCAGCAGGATATGAATGGACATATAATAGAGATGTAGATTATTGTCTAACTGCAAGAGAAGCTGGTTTTAAGATTTATCAAATTCCTGTAAGACTTCTTCATTTTGAAAGTAGGGATAATAAAATAATTAAAGCAAATGACATAAATAAAGTAAAAGCAGAGATGAGAAATCTAGAAAGTCTTAAAAAGAAATGGGAAAATACTGACTTTTATAAAACTCTTGACGAGAAAGTCAATGACTGATAAATTATTTATTAGCAAAGAAAATTTAGAAAAAGCATTAGAGTTAAAAGAAAAAAATAAAGTTGGATTTTTTACTGGTATATGCATTGTAATATGGTTAATATGTTTAATTCCTTTTATTACTGGTATAATATTTATTTCTCTTATTATTCTTTTAGTTTCTATACCTTTTTATTCAATAGATCAATTTATATTTAGGAGAATACCAAAATAATGGCAAAAATAACAGAAGAATTTGTAAAAGCTTGTCTTAGAATGGCTGATGGAGAAAAATCAAAACTATCAGATGCTGAAAGAGAATTGTATGGACAATCATCTTATAAACTAAAATCATTTATTAATAACGTATGTTCAAAAGATAACACTCGTTATTTAGAACTAGGTATGTATAGAGGTTCTACAATGATTGCAGCTTTATATGGCAATAAAAAATTAAAAGCAGTTGGTGTAGAAAATTTTAAATATGATAAAAGAGAACCAACTTTCTATATGGAAGAAGGTTGGCCTAATTTGAAGTCTAATATGTATGATACTTTTAAAAAATATAGTGTCATAGAAGATGGTAATGTTGATAATGTAGAACTTATTGAATCTGATTTTCAAGATGTTGCGTGGTCTAATCATTCAAAATTTGATATTATTCATATGGATATCGATCCTGTAACTCCTGAAATATATGATGACTTCTTTAAAAAAGTATTTAATTGTTTTTCTCGTCAATGTATTGTAATTTTTAGTAATTACTCACAAGAAGACATTGCTCCTTTGCTTGAAGAAAAGATTACTCAGTATTCTGACAGGTTAGTTACAGAATTTAAATTTCAAAGAATTTCTGGAAGTAATGCAGATCACTTTGGATATTACAGCGGTATAGCTGTATACGGATTTAGAAAGAAAGCTTTTGCAAAAAATGACTAAAAAAAGTGCTATTAGTTTATTAAGTTACGATGCTCATTTACTTCCAAATAGTATAAAAACATATTATGAATATGTAGATGAGATTATTCTAGGATTAGATAAAGACAGACTTACATGGAGTAAGAATAGTTTTTCTTTTAATGAGGCAGACATTTGGAAAGAACTCGGAGATATTGATGTAGAGGGTAAAATCTCTGTTATAGAAGAAGATTTTCATAAGAGTGATATTCCTATTGAAAACGATAACTATGAGAGAAATTTTCTTAAAGAACATTGTAATCATGATGTAATTGTTAGTGTTGATGCAGATGAAAATTTACTTTTTGCAAAAGACTTTTTTATTGATTTTTTACCTTTAACACTTCCTTATATTGAAAATTATGATATTTGTATGACATGGGCAACTCCTTATAAAGAAATTGATGATACAACATTAGTTATTGCTAATGAGGATAGTACTCCATTTTTTGGTGAAAATCAGGGATTTATAACACATAAAAACAGTACATTTACTTATGCTCGTTGGACAGATAAAAGTAGCGGAGGATTAGGTAGAATTTTAAGTCCTATGGTAACACTACATTACAGTCTATGTAGAGAGCAAGAAGATCTACATAAAAAAATTCATAACATTGGTCATTCAAATATAGTTGAAGAAGATCCTTTTTATGATTTGTGGCAAAAAGTTACATTAGATAATTATCATGAACTTAAAAATTTTAAAACATCAGGACTTGGAGAAGCTCAATGGCCTTGTTTATATCCTGTTAAGACAGATGAGTTACTTAGTTATTACGAACAATTTTCACATAGGGCATACCAATGATAAATATAGAAATTCTAGGAAAATTTTACGATAATCATTCATTATCTATTATTAATAGACAACTAATAACTCACTTAAATAATTGTAAAGATTTTAATATAATTGCAACACCATTAGATTCTCCTAATCCTAATTGTAACTTAGATATAAATACTTTAAAAATTATTAAAAAGTTATCAAATAAAGATTCTCAAGATGATACTATAGATATTCAATTGCGGCATTCATATCCTCCTGTATGGAATTGGCCTACAAATGCTGCTACAAAAGTTATTTATATACAACCTTGGGAATTTCCTAAACTTCCTTTTGAGTGGCAATACCGATTTGAAACCTTTGCCGATATGTTGTGTGTGCCTTCAGAATATGAAAGGCAAGTTTTCTTAACTGGAGGTATGAATCCTGATAGAATTGTAGTAATTCCAAATGGGTATGATGATACTATTTTTAATCATACTCCCGCAAAACCGTATAAAAATATAAATCCTGATAAGTTTAATTTTGTATTTTTAGGTAACGGTCAATGGAGAAAAGGTGTAGACATTTTACTAAATGCTTGGAAAGACACAATTAAACGATATGATAATGCTACTTTAATTATTAAAGATAATCCACAAATTTATGGTGTTAATAATCTCCTCAATGAAATTATTAAATTACAACATAAGACAGGTTGTGGAGAAATTATTTATATTGATGAACAACTTTCTGATTTAGAAATAGCAAGTATATATAAAAATGCCTCTTTTGTTATACATCCTTATCGTGCAGAAGGTTTTGGTATGCATATTCAAGAAGCTGTAGCCTGTGGTTGTTATCCTTTCTTACCTGATACCGGTCCTCATCAAGATTTTATACCAGAAGAAATAGGTATACGTTTTGCTACACAATCACAACCTATTAATATTACTGATCCCCAATATTTTGCTCTTAAACCTGGAGACGCAACTACTTTAATGAGTACTCATACTTTTATTAACGAACCGCATATAGATGATGTTAAAAATAAGATTATGGGAATTTATCATCATCATCAAAAAAATAAATTGATAGCAGATGTAAAAAATGTTAAATTAGAAAATACATGGCATAATGTATGTAAAAAATATGAGGAGGTGTTAAGAAATGTCTCAGAGTATACACAACCAAACAGGCTCTCTTGATGAAAAGATATTAAGAGATTTTCATTTTCATCCACCTACTATCAATGAAGAGGTACAAGGTGAGCTACCAAAAATTTCTAATAAAGCGAAAATTTTTATTCAAGACAATTTAGAACAAGAAAATTCTTTTTTTAGATTTGGCGTCTCTGGAGGCGGGTGCTCTGGTTTTAACTACTTAATGGATGAAGATATAGATATTAAAGAAAATGACATTGTATTTTGTGAAGCACCTAAAGCAATAATTGATGCTACAAGTTTAAAATATCTATATGGTTCTACTATAGATTTAACACAAAATGGTTTTGGAAAGTCATTAGTTGTAGATAATCCAGGGGCAGTACAAAGTTGCGGCTGTGGCACCAGTTTTAGTTTTGATCCCGATATTTGGGATGATTAATTTTAAGTGGATTTTAAAAGAAAGTAAACTTCCTTGGTTAAAATTAGATATAGAGTTTCCACATGAAAAAATGTTACAAGAGGCTAAAGCCTGTAAACACCTTTTTGTTAACCATAGGTCAGAAGATGAGATACATGGGTACAAACATTCAGGTTGGTCTAGTTTATGTCTTCATGGTATCTCCTCTACTCATACTAACCATTTTACTTCATACGGATATAAATCCAATGCTGAAACTCCCTATAAATGGACTAAACTCTCTGATTTATGTTGCGAGACTACTAAATGGTTAACTAAGGTTTATCCTTGTGATATTTATTATCGTGTACGCTTTATGTTGTTAACACCTGGAGGCTTCATAGCCCCACATAATGATATGAATAAACACGTATTATCTCCTGTAAATATAGCATTAAACCACCCAAAAGGATGTGTTATGAAAATGGCGCACTATGGCACTGTTCCTTTTAAAGAGGGTGAAGCCTATGCTCTTGATGTTGGTAATACTCATGCTTATTATAATAAAAGTAATGAAGATAGATATCATATAATAATACACGGAAACTATAAGTCAAATGATAAGTGGAAAAAATTAATTGAAACTAGCTACGAGAAAAATGGGATTAAATAAAAATTATATAGTAGGTATTTTAGATGATAGTTTTGTTATTCCTAATGCAACAGCTGCACAAAAATCTAAAGAGCTTACAGAATTTTTTACAAGATTTAAATATTTTGGTAAAATATTATCGGGAACTTCTGTAAATGAAATCTTAGATAAAGCATTAAATGAAAATGTTAAATACTGCGTAATTCAATGTGTAGGACATTTAATAAAAGAAGCACATTTTTTTATCTTACTAGAAAGATGGATGGCTTCTCATAATTTTTTTATTACCGGTCATATAATGGATAAAGAAAATCCTAATTCTGCCCATCCAGAAGGGGAAGGATATTATGGTTTACATAAACAATGTCTTTTAGTAAATTTAGATTATTATAAAAAATTTGATAAACCTGTTTATGGAAATAAAAAAAGTATAAATAAAGAGCTATTAGTAAAAGCACAACGACACGTTCATAATATACATGATGATTATACTCCTTTATCTCTTAAACCTACAGAAGAAACAATAAGCTGTACTCCTTTAGTAGATGGTTGGAATTTTATAAATAAAAGTTTAGAAAATGGGTTAACTGTATATAATTTTCACCCTAAAATTAGAGAACAAAAACAGTATGTATATCCAAATAAAAGTGCAGCAGAATTAAATTATCAATTATCTTGGATAAATAATATAATAAGTTATGCTCCTACTTGTGTATTTTTATGGAATACTGAGGGATACCAAGATTTAAAATATATAAAATTATCTAAACCAATAGATCATGTTTATTCAGTTGCCGCTGCTTTTAAACCTAATTTTATTTTAAATCGTTTTGGGTTTAAAGATACTACAAAAGTTACTTATTTTGACTATAGTAAACAAGCTTTAGCATATAAACGTATGTTATTAGAAAATTGGGACGGAGAAGATTATCCTAGATTTATACAATGGGCAAAATCTAAATATACTATAAATGAAACTGCTGGAATTAGGACTGAAAATGAAACTACAGAAGATTTATGGCTAAGAGAGCTTAAATATTGGAAATCAGAAAAAATCTTAAAAAATCACTGGCAAAACTACAAAACTCTTGAACATAGATATATTCATTGCGATATTTGTAAAAATCCAGAAAAGCTAACTAATAAAGTTACTAATGAAGGCACTCAAGTAATATGGTGGAGTAACGCTTTTCACACAGTTAATGCTCATTATTTAAGAGGTTTACAAGGTGTTAAAAAATGCTATACTGAATGGATTTCACAATTACATAATAGAAATCAAAATCTTTATATTATGGGTAAAGATTATATTAATAAACCAGTTGAAGGTTCAACCTTAAAGGGATATTTAAATGAAAATAAGTGATGATAAACTTAAACTATTTGATCTTGAAGGAGATCTAAGAAACTATTTAAAAGTAAATGGACTAAAACAGTCTGCAGTAGATGAATCTATTACTCGTTGGAAAACACTGGATAAAAATTCTTCTACTAATGAAAAAACAACGATGGTTGTTACTGAAACGGATACAGCAGTAGAAACAAAATAGATGAATAAAGATTTTGGAACTGCGTTTCATAAAAACAATGGAAATGCTGTCAAAGTTACTGTCAATGAGTTTAGAGAGAATCTATACTTACATATTAGAGAATATGCAATGGATGGTGACACAGGACAATGGTTTCCTACAAAGAGTGGTTTTGCACTACCGGCAGATGAAGTTTGCTCTCTATTGCCTCTCCTAGAAGAAGCAGCTGCAGAAGTTAGTAAAAGATTTGTATATACTACTCAAATAGAATTTGAGTTTGGAGAACAATATGAGCGTTAAAGCTTGGAGCGATGAACAAGAAAATGAATTAATTTCATTATATACTAAAGATAGCATTAAAGATGTACATGAACTTGCCAAACACTTTGGAAAAGGGTATCGTAGTGTTATAAGTAAACTTGTTCAATTAAAAATATATGAGAAACCAGAGATTGATGAAGCAGATAAAGGACAAACAGTAAAAGTTATGCTTCGAGATCTTGAAAATTTACTTGAAATACAAGTTGAAGGTACAAATTTAAATAAAAAAGAAAATTTATTTAAATTGCTAACTGCAATTAAGGATGTATTAAATGTCTAAAACAACTTACATGTACGGTCAAGAAGCTCAAGGAGCTATTAAAGAAAGAGAACCTTATTGGGATTATATGGCCCGTAGAGGAGCAGGAAAAACTAGAATAGCTCCTCCACCAGAGAATATTGTGAATAAACATGAAAATATAGCTATGTCATCTGACGAAGTATACCCAGTAAGAGAAGATGTTCCTGCAGAACTATGGGGCAAACCTGTTGTAACTAGAAAAAGTCTTGAAAAAAATGCTAAAAAAGTTTTAACACGTTCCTCAGATATTCAAAGTGAACATTCAAGTGTGGCTGACATGGTACACCACTCACGTGACATGGTAAACCATCCTTCTCACTATAATAAAGGAATTGAAACTTCTGAATATATTAAATCTTGGGAAATGAATTGGAATCAAGCTAATGTAGTTAAATACGTTACTCGATATAACCTAAAAAGTAAAGATATAAATATTCAGATACAAGATTTAATGAAAGCTAAGTGGTATTTAGAAGATTTAATAAAAGAACTTGAAGAACACAATCCATATTAAAAAATATCTTGTCATTGCCCTTTAAATATGTTACATTAATATTTCAACAGAGGATCAAGGCATGAACTACCCCCAGTTAAAGAACTACGTTCTTGAGCATTCCCGCAAATATTATGACTTATCAACGTCAAGCATCTCCGATGAAGAGTGGGATCAAGCTTATGAAAAACTTGAAAATATAGAAAAAGCCCAAGGATGGCGAGACTCTGATTCACCAACTTTAAAAGTAGGAGGTGCTGCTGGTAAAGTAAGTCATCCTTATGCCTTGTATTCTCTAAGAAAAATATATGAAAAGGATGAATTAGATGAGTGGATGGATGTACGCACCCCAAAAATTGATGGCACTAATATTACGCTTATTTACAAAAATAGAAAACTCCATTTGGCACTCACTAGAGGGAATGGACACAGGGGAGATGATGTTACAAAACTCGTCAGAGAAATTACCAACATCCCTCTTAAAATCGTTACAGACCATGCGCAAGTTGTAATAAATGGCGAATGTGTAACAGACAACAAAGTTGATAATTTTCGCAATTATGTAAGTGGTGCGCTAGGATTAAAATCTCCTGTAGAGTTCAAAGAAAGAAATATAAAGTTTATTGCTCACGATATCTTATCTCTTACAATGAATTATACTACTAAAATTAATATACTACAGAATATGGATTTCTTTACTGTACTAGACGATGCTGCATGGGAATATCCTTGTGATGGCGTAGTTTATCGTTGTAATGATTGGCAACGCTGTAATAATCTTGGTTATACTTCTAAATACCCACGATTTGCTGTAGCACTTAAAACTAGAGAAGAATCTACAGAAACTACTATTTTAAAAGACGTATTATGGACAATTGGTCGTACAGGAGTAGCTGCTCCTACCGGCATAGTTGATCCTATAGTACTTGATGATGCAACTATTTCTCGTGTTACTCTTCATAACATTGAACAAATTCAACAACATAATTTAGGACTTGGCGATCAAATTGAAATTGAGCGTGCAGGAGGTGTTATACCTAAATTTCTAAGAGTAATTAAACACTCTAAACATGGTCTTAAAATTACTAAAGAACATGCAGAATTAGGTGTTAACTGTAAATTAAAAAAAGTTGGTCCTAAACTATTTGCTCATCAAGCTAACTCTACTAAAGTTTTAGAACATTTTATTAAAACTTTAGATATAAAAGGACTTGGCCCAGCAAGTGTAAAAAAATTAAAATTAATACATCCTATAGATTTATTCGATAACCCTAACTGGAATATATTAGGAGTTAATGGGGCAAAAATTGAAGAAGAAATTGAGCGCACCAAAACAAAACCCTATGCACTTGTACTGGCTGCTTTTGGTATTCCAGGAGTTGGAAAACGAGCAGCCAANCTCATTACCCGCCACATTCCGAGATTTAGTAATTTACGAGATATTGAAATTACAGACATTAAAGGTGTGGGGCCAAGCACTATTAATAGTATTATTACGTGGTTGGAAGAAAATGAAGACTGGGTGGAAACATTACCACTACAACTAGAAGAAGAAAATACCTTTATAGATGAAATATTTAATACTCCTAATCGTAAAATTTGTATTACGGGTAAAATGGACATGTCTCGTTCTGATTTAGCAGAACATTTAGCAAGACATAAATTTACAACAACATCTACTGTTACTAAAGATTGTTATGCTTTAATATCCGGTGGAGATACTACAAGCTCTAAATATAAAAAAGCTGTAAAGCAAAATATTATTATATTAGACTATTGGCAAAATAAGTCTAATATATTAAATGGTGAATTTTAATGACACGTTTAGTAAGTCTTAGCTATCCTATTAAAGCAGATTTACTTATAGATTATATGCTAACTTTTAAATGTAACTATGATTGTTCTTATTGTATATCTCACGATATTGAACACCCAATGATAACTACATCGGCAGAAGAGATTAGTAATGCATTAAACTATGTTAGTGATTTATATAATAAAAATAGTGTTAACCTAAATATATTAGGTGGTGAGCCTTTACTATATAAAAAAATTTTTAGTATGTTAAATGGATTAAATGATAATATTACTTGTAAAATTATTACTAATTTAAGTGTGTCTTTAGATTATATAAAAAAAAATTTTACTACACTTAATAATAGGTTAAAGATTAGGGCTTCTTATCACGCTGAATATGCTGATCCCGATATGTTTATTGAAAAAATTCTATATTTACATAGTCTAAAATATAATATTAATAGTCTTGTTGCTGTACATTATGATAAAGACTTATTTGATAAATCTATATATGTACTAGAATCTCTTAAAGATTTAGCAACCCCTACACTTCTTTCAAAAATGGATGAAAATAATCAAATATTTGGAAATAATTATTCATATTCTAAATACCAACTAAATAAACTTCAAAAATATAGTAAAGTAATTCCTAAATCATTTACAGCAGTATATGAAGATAAAACTATAAATTATTCTTATTATGATATAATTTCAAATAATAAGGATAACTTTAAAGATATGAAATGTTATGCAGGGCATGAAAAGATACACATCAAAGAAAATGGAGATGTTTATCCTTCTGCTTGTTTTTTAAGCACTTCAGTGCGATTAGGTAATATGTTTAAAAAAACTGTTAAAAAACCTAATGCATTTGTAACTTGTCCTTTTACTTTTTGTAGATGTAACACAGATTTACAAATTACTAAAGAAACACGATTTTAAGATTAATATATTTTAAGCATAACACAAGATTCCGCAAAATTTATCTTGCTTTGAATACAATTTTCTCTTATAATCATTACATAGTCAAGAAGACAACGGCTTCTTGAGCAAACTTTAAAATCTAATCAACGAGGGGATTTAATCCAATGAGTAAGTTTGAATACACTGATGAAATGGTTGCTGAAATGCACTCACAAGCTGATAGTGGCGTAACTGAAGCTACTATCGAAACACTAATGGAAGACTTTGGTTTTCCGCGTCGTTCTGTCACGGCTAAGTTGCGTAAACTTGGTTTTGACGTACCCAAGAAGCCGGGAGCAGCTCCGGTATTCTCGGCAGATGAGACAGAGGCTCTTTCGGAGTTTCTGGCAGATAACTCTGGCGTACATACGGCAGATGAGATTGCTGCATCTTTTGCTGACGGTAAGTTTACCGCACGGCAAATTAACGGGAAGGCTCTTTCGTTAGAAATGACTTCTCATGTTAAACCGGCAGAAAAGAAGGTTACTCCGCGTACTTTCTCTGAGGAGGAAGAGGGACAAATTGAGACGATGGTAGAAGATGGAAAGTATCTGGAAGAAATTGCAGAATCTTTGGGACGTACCGTTAATTCAATTCGTGGTAAGCTTCTTAGTATGGGTCTTCGGGCAGTACAACGAGACAAGAAGACTTCTAAGAGCGATCCTTATGAGGGGATTGAGGATATGCTGGACATGACGGTTGAAGAGATTGCTGATCACTTTGACAAGACGGTTCGCGGAGTCAAGACGGTTCTTACCCGTCGTGGTCTTTCTTGCACTGATTATACACCAAAATCAGTAGCAGAGTAATTTACTGTTACGAATAAGAAAAGGGGTAGTAAATATGCTACCCCTTTTTTTTTATTAAAATATCGGAAAATACATATGACAGATTTATCTCTATGTGAGATTAAAGATGATACTCTTAATTATATTTTAGGTATGCCTTTAGATGATAAAAAAGCATATTTTCATAAACTTATTGAAACATATTATCCAAATTCTTTAGATAATGAGATTGAATATGGAGATTTACTAGAAAGTTATATTTCTTGTATATATGTAGAAAAATTATATAGATCTAATAGATTTTTTAATGAACAATTTACTATTGTTTATACACAAACAGGTTTGATACGTAATATAATAAATGATAATTATTTTGTAGAAGACGATCTCATCACACATTAATAATCTTATCTTGCTATCTGGTTACTTTTCTGCTACAATATAAAAAATGGAGAAGACAAATGGCAAAATTACCAACAATTTCTGAAGCAAAAATTAGACAAGCTATATGGATGCTAAAAAAGAATAAAACTAAAAAAGTTATATGTGATCATATAGGTATTTCTTATAGCCCTAAGCGTCTTGATACAATAATTGAAGATTTTCATAAGCGTATTGAAAGAGATAAAGAGCTTAAAGCAAAGGCACGTTTTAAAACATTTAGCGAACAAGAAAAAAAATCTATAGCAGATGATTATCTTGGTGGGCAAGGATTAACTGCAATTGGAAAACGAAACTTTATATCTCCTCAAAGAGTAAAAAAGTTTTTAATAGAACTTAATGTACCCTTAAGAGGTCGTGGTAAAAAATCAGAAGCTACAGTCAACCATATTAAACAAGATTTAGAAATAAAATTTAAAAAAGGTGACAGAGTTTTAATTGCTAAGAGTAGTCAATTTGCAGAGGTAAAAGAAGTATATGATGAAGAATGGCTTGAAGAGCATCGTAATCCTGTTAGGCGTAGGTATCTAGAACTTCATGGTATGGAAGCTGCTCGTAAAAAATATGGTGATGATTATGAAGGAAAAGAAGATGTACACTGGCAAATATATTGGCAATATGACTCTGGAATGGAATGGAAAGAATCTGCTATAAAATATCGTATTCATCAAATTGAATCAATCCTTGAAGAAACAGGAAGAGAATCTTATAGATTATATGTTGAAGGAGATTCTGGACATTTTTTGGAAGAACACAGAAACAACTTGTATCCAGTGATGGCAAATGGCAATTGATTTACAAAAACTAACATTACGGCGTCTTTTAGATACGCAAAGCAATGAGCTATACTCTAAACTTCTTAATCAATATTTTACAGGTATTAATCAAACCCTGTTTGATAAAATTAAGAGTTTTTATAAAGCACACATGCGTCTACCATCTACAGATGAAATTATGGCGCTTAGAAAAGATGTAGGACTACAAGAATATATTGAAAATCAAATTATACATGATGAAAATATAAATGATACTATTGCAAATGAGTTTTTAGTAGCACAGTTACAAGATTTTTATATTCGTGACGAGACAATACATTTTTTAGATAAATTTGTAGATAACTTAGATGATTTTGAGAAAGTAGAAATTGTTGATCAATTTCAAAATCACTTATTAAAATTAAATCAAGCTATACCTCATGATGATGAGCTTTATGATGTTGCTGAACTAGAATTTTTTCCTTCTGAAGATGACTTTAAAATTTATCCAAGTGGGTTAAGTGCTGAATTTGATAATATAAATGGCGGATTTGCTACACAAGAACTTGTAATGCTTGGTGGTAGACGGGGTTCTGGTAAATCTATTATATCACTAAATCTTGCACTAAATAGATTTCAACAAGGTAATACTGTTGCTTTTTTTACCATCGAAATGCGTTATAAAGAAGTATATGATCGAGTACTTAGTATAATTTCTGGAGTACCTTTTCTTGATATATTCAGAAATAAATTAAATAGTAGTCAAAAAATTCAAATGGCTAAAGCTAAAATTGATACATTCTATAAACCTGATGATAACTTAAAACAAATGGTTAAACAATTAGAAGCAAGTAAAGATTTTAAAACATTTGAACAACGTGTTAAAATTGAGAAACCAGCGTTTAAAGATAATAGATTATTTATGATAGATGATGAATCTCTTACTGTTAATAGAATTGATCATTATTGTAATATGTTTTCATCTAAATATCCTAATTTTAATATGGGTGTTGTAGATTATATTAATATTGTAAAGCATGATGATCAAAAAGATTGGAAAACTCAGATAGTAATTGCAGAAGCGCTTAAAGGAATAAGTCGTAAATATGATCTTACATTAGTATCTCCATATCAAATTGATGCTACTGGAGAAGCAAGATTTTCTAAAGGTATTCTTGATTCTGCTGATCGCAGTTTTAATTTCTTTCCACCGCCGGAAGGCGATGATAGAGAACTTGAAAATAAAATTACAATTCATACTACAAAAATGCGTAATGGTAAACATATGAGTTTTGATGTATTCATGGATTGGAGTTGTGTTAAGATCGATCCAACGCAGTCATCTTTAATAAATGAAAAACCTCATTCTGGTGCAAAATTTGGATCAGATAATGAAAAAGAAGGCTCAAGAGATGTATGATAATGAAAATTAGTATAGATCAAATTGTTGAAAATCTAAAACAGGTACATGATCCAGAAATTAGTATCAATGTATTTGACCTTGGCTTAATCTATAATATAAAAATAGATGAGAAAGATCCGCACGTAACTATTACCCACACACTTACAAGTGCTTGGTGTGGTTTCGCAGATGAGATTACAGAGAACATAAGACAAGCGGGATATGCGCCTGGGGTAGAACATGTTGAGGTAATAACAACATTTGATCCACCTTTTACTATGGAGTCTGTTTCAGAAGAAGTAAAAATGATGATGGGGTGGTAATAAAATGGAATTAATGGAACTTCTTAATCTTCGTGGGATTGATTATAATAAAACTAATAATCCTTCTGAAATTCTTATATCTTGTACATCAGGACTGCATGATGATAAAAGTCCAAGTTTAAGTTATAATTTAGATAAGAATTTGTTTCATTGTTGGAGCTGTGGTTTTGGTGGTGGATCATCTAAATTTTTAGAAAGTATAGGTGAAGTAACTCGCTTATCTGTTGATAGTAAACAACCATATAAAATAGATAAACTAAAAAAGAAAATAAAACAAGTTATAGAAATTGATGATATTCAGCTACCTTCTGATAGACGTATATTTAAAATAGCCTATAAAAAAATAGAAGCTAAAACCTTAAAAGAGTTTAATGTTTTTACAACTCAACAGTTTCAATTAGAAAATTACATTTGCATACCGGTATATCAATTTGGTAAACTTAAATTTATAGAAGGAAGAAATAGAGGTACTATAACTTCTGATCGACCAAAGTACTTTAGAAGACCTGGCGGCGCTAATGTATCAACTATATTATTTCCTTTAGATAAAATAAAAAATACAAATCATCTTATTTTTGTAGAAGGTATATTTGATATGTTAAATATGTGGCAACTTGGCTATAAAAATACTGTTTGTTTATTTGGTGCTTCTAATTTTAATCGTAGTAAACTTCAAATAATTGATAGAATCGGTGTTACAAAAGTTGATATTATGATGGATTCAGATGCTGCAGGAGATATTGCCGCAGATAAAATTGCAAAATTACTTGATACAAAAAATATATATTCACGAATTATTAAGTTACCTTTAGGAAAAGATCCTGGAGATATAAACAGTATGGAAGCTAAGGAAGCGTTAAAATGACTGAAAACGTATCAGATGTTGAATTTCAGGTACAGCCTAAACCCTCTTTAATGACAGGTCTAGGAACAATTCCTAGTGCTATGCTAAATGAACTTAATGAAATGTGTGATGATCTTTTAGCAGATCCAGATACTCCTTCTTACGCAGATAGGCTTGTAGGTGAAATTCATAACGGTTGCCAGTTAGAAGTTAATAATAAAGATAGGCGTTTTAGAAAATTTAAAAAACTACTAAAAGACAGTGTACATATTTATATTAGACATTTTTATGATAGTATAGGTAAATCTCCTGTCCCATATCATTTAGAAGTTAATGATGTATGGACAGTTCATCAATATGCAGGTGATTATAATCCTTTACACGATCATGGATCAGAACATTTTTCAGCTTTTGCTGGTTTTATACATTTAAAAGTTCCAGAACAAATAGCTAATACAGAGTTTAGAAGTCAAAGAGACACCTATAATGCACAAGGAAACATGGATGGTGTTACCCAATTAGTATGGGGCGATGTGGGTAATAGAGATAATGTTATTTTTAAATTTCCACAAACTGAGATTATAATACCAAAAGAAGGTAGGTTCTTTATTTTTCCTTTATGGTTAAATCATGTAGTTTATCCTTTTAGAGGCGAAGGCGAACGAAGAAGTTTGTCTTATAATATTAATGTTATATGGGATGATGATTACTATGATAATCCAACTCCAAGCACTGTTAAATTAAAAACCAGTATAGAAGAGAGAATTAATAATGAGTGATGTTTGTTTTGTTTTTGCAAGTAACGCAGAAAAAGATGCTGAAGGAGTAATTAGTAAATATTTTTCTGATGCTGATTTTGATATTAAATTTCTATGCTCTACTAAGAAAGAGAAAATATTAAAAAAAGATGTAGACTTAGAGCTAGAAGAACTTAATAGTTATAAACTAATTTGTCCTATCGGTGCAGAAAGTTTAAAGTATACAGCAGGATATACTGGTGTTCAAAAATATAATGGAGTATTTATAGAAAAGAAATATCTTCCTATAATGCATCCTAATATGACTATATTTAAACCTCAATTAAATGACGATATTGTTTCCGCATTTTCTAAAATTAAACCAATACTTGATGATGAGAATGTAGGTAAAGAAATTGATAAAGATTATCAATTTATAGAAACACAAGATCAATTAGAAAAAATCTTACCGCAATATGAAGAAGTAGACACTATTGTTGTAGATATTGAAACAACTTCTTTATCTGCAAGAAAAGGTGTTATTATTGGTATTGCAATGTCTTCCAGAGAACATCAAGGACATTTTGTGTCTTTAGATGTTGTAATGAATAATTTTGATTATTTCTTTGATCTTTTTGCTAATAAACGATGTGTTTTTCATAATGCAAAATTTGATATGCAATTTATGGAAGATTCTCTAGGTTTTGTATTTGATCGTTGGGAAGATACTATGCTTCTTCATTATTGTTTAGAAGAATCAGTAGGAACTCATGGATTAAAACCTTTGGCATTACGTTTTACTGATCTTGGTGATTATGAAAAAGAATTAGATGACTATAAGAAAACATTTGCAAGACGTAATAAAATAAAACTTGCAGATTTTAATTATGGTATGTTGCCAATGGATATTCTTGCACCCTATGCATGTAAAGATGGAGATGCTACTTTTCAACTATATAATAAATTTAAACCTCTTGTAGATAAAAGTGAAGAATTTGTTTCTTTGTATAACACAATTCTTAAACCTGCAACAAGAGCTTTGAAAGTATTAGAGCGTACAGGCGGTCCTATTAATTTAGCACAATTAGAAAGATTAGATGAGGAATATAAAATTGATATTGAAGAATGTATTGAGGAAATTAGTCAGCATAGCGCAGTCCAACGCTTCGAAAGACTACACAAAAAGACATTTAACCCCAATAGTACTATGCAATTACGACAACTTTTCTTTGAGATTATTGGATTAAAATCTAAAAAGAAAACAGCAACAGGAGCACAAAGTGTTGATAAGGAAGTTCTACAAACTCTTGAACATCCTTTAGCACACGCTGTTTTAGATTTACGAGAAAAATCTAAACTATCTGGTACATATATTTCTAATATAGTAAAAGGATTAGATAAAGATAGTAGGCTTAGAAGTGGTTTTAATATTCAAGGTACTACTTCTGGTCGTCTTTCAAGTTCTGGTAATCTAAATTATCAAAATATTCCACGAGATAATAAAGATATTAAAAAGTTATTTAAAGCACGAGATGGTTATAAAATTGTTCAGTGTGACTTAGGAACTGCAGAAGTATACTATGCAGCAGTTTTAAGTAATGATTCTTTTCTTCAACAAGCATTTATAGATAAACTTGATTTTCATTCTTATGTAGCAAAACAAATGTTTAATCTATCTTGTGAAGTATCTGATATTAAAAAATATTATCCAAATGAACGACAATATGCAAAAGCTATTACATTTGGAATAATGTATCAAGCAGGTCCAGCAAAAATTGCTGAAACAGTTAATAAAGATGCGGCTGCAGGTGAAGAAATCACAAAAGCACAATCTTCCCAGTTTATCAATAAATATTTTAGAGAAGCTAAGTCGCTTAAAAGGTTTATTGATGACTCTAATAAACAAATTGAAAATTATGCCTTTATTTATTCTCATTTTGGTCGTAAGCGAAGGTTGCCCGAATCTAAATCTCCAAATAAGGGAGTCGCCTCCCACGCCGTTAGATCTGGTGTTAACTTTTTAGTTCAGAGTGTTGCATCTGATATCAATCTTCTAGGAGTAATTGACTTAATTGATTGGGTACAGGATAATGGTTATGCAGATGATATTCTTACTTTTACCGTTGTTCATGATTCTATTGTAAGTGAGGTACGAGAAGACTTAATTGATATATATGTAGAAAATGCAAAACGCTGTATTCAAAAAGACAGGGGATTATCTATTCCAAACTGCCCTATTAAAGTAGATTTTGAAGTAGGAGATAGTTGGGGAAATTTGAGTGACTACAAATAAGTTTTCAAAAATAACATTTCCTTTTTTCTGTTTTAAAAAAAAACCTTACGAAATAAATATTACTTTTGATAAGATAGAAATTAAAAAACACTTAAATTCTCATTTTGAAACAGTAGATAATAAAAATTTTATAGGTGATTATTTTTCTAGATTAATACAAATAAAACCTAGAGTTAATTTTGAGCTTACTTGTAAAGATGTACAAGAGTGTATTACTACAAAAGCTATATGGGGTCTAGATAAAAACGCAATAATACATGATCTTTCTCCAAAATTTACATTTCTTGCTAAAACTGTAAAAATAAAAAAGGTAAAAGATAATTTTGTGTGGCTTGACAAAGTTGCTTATCCGTTTAAAATAAATACTAAGGAAGTATTATTTATTGATGAAATTTTATATGCAAGAATTATATATATAAATAATGAATGGTATTTAAAAGAATTTTTAATGGAGCCAAATAATAAAAACTATGAAAGACTCTAGTAACATTATATCTCTTGCAGATATTATTGAACAAAAAATAAGAAAAGAAAAAGAATTAGAATTTTATGAGCAACAATTACTAGACTTACAAAAAAAAATGTTTTTTGTAAGAAAAGATATTGAAGTTACTAATTTAGTTATAGAAATAATTAATGACGAGTCACGAGATATACTTAAAGTATTAGGGCAAGATAAAAAATTATTATTAGAATGAAAAACAATGAAAGCTAAAGTAAAAACAATCTATATCTCTGATAAAATATATATCAATAAAAATGATGTAGAAAATGAAAATGATATTGTAAGTCTTTTTACGTACAATAACGGAGATGAAATTCTTTCTACATTGGGCGAAAGTTCTACTCATTTTGTAGTTCCTAGTAACGGTTATCATAAATTAGAGTGGGATAATGTTGTCGATACCAGAAAATATGAAGAAGCTGAAACAGAAATGACTTTTTCTGGCGAACTACGGTGGGAACAACAAGAAGTAGTAGATAAATTTTTTAAAAAAGGTCGTGCAAGAAGTGGAATAATTCAAGCACCTTGTGGCTGGGGTAAAACGTATACAGGTTGTAATATTATTGCTAGAAATAATGTTAAAACTTTAATAATGGTTCATACAAAATTATTATTTAGACAATGGATTGAAGAATTAGAACATCAAATTCCTAATATTAATATAGGAAAAATAGGGGATGGGTTACTTGATGTTCAAGACATTACTGTAGGAATTTATAAAAGCGTATTTAATAATCTATCGCAACTTAGAGAGTCATTTTCAATGATTATTGTTGATGAAGCACATCTTTGTCCTGCTGATTTATTCTCTACTGCTTTAAATAACTTAAATGCTAAAATAAAAATTGGTATATCTGCTACTCCTAAAAGAAAAGACGGTAAGCACGTTTATCTTTCTGATTATTTTTCTCCCTTTTTAGTGTCGGCAAAAGATCCTCGAAAATTAAATGATCCTTCTGTCAAAATAGTACAAACTGACTTTAGATTTCCTGTAGTTGATCCTAAAAGAGATTGGTCTAGGCAACTAAATAAACTTTGTTCTAATGAACAGTATTTAGAACTAATAGCTAAAGAAGCAATTTCTATGATTGCAAATCGGCGTTGTCCTCTTATTCTAGGAGAAAGAGTACAAATGCTAAAAGACTTACAAAAATTAATTCCAACAAGTATATGTCTAATAGGAGAAACAGATGAATCAACTAGAAAAGATGTTCTTTCTAATGTCGGAGGAAAATATAAAGCTGTGCTATCAACAAAACTCTTTGATGAAGGCATTAGTTGTCATAGGTTGGATACATTGTTTCTCACTTGTCCTAATAATAATCCTATTAAGCTTGAACAACGAATTGGTCGTATCATACGTGAACACGATGATAAACAGCTGCCCCAAGTTGTAGATTTTTGGTTAAGAGGACCAATTGTTAATCCGCCGACAACAAACAAAAAGAATAGAGTGGTATAAAAGTCGTGGCTACTACATACTTTAATTGGTACGAAATCTATCAAGCAGCACGAAAAGACCCTGCTGCAATAATAATCTTGACATATGGTCTTACTAAAGATTATAATGAACCTATAGCGTGGGGAAAAGGAAGATCTCTTTTAAACAGTCTTAATATTCATCATATACCTACATTTTTATTTCAGTCAGGAATATTAGAAGCAAGTAAAGGAAATATATTTTCAACATTTAAAACTAAACAAACACAAAGCTATATTAAGAATACAAAATTTCTAACATATAATGTAGCAGCAAAGTATAAAGTTGATTACTTAAAAACGCTAAGTATGAGAAGGGTATCTGATAAAACAGATAAAATTCCTGCATCATATATAGAAGAAAAAATAAATAACCCTTTTTTAACAGTTGATAAAGATTTTATTTATTTTCGATATGAATCTCTGGATACAGAGATATCCTAAACACAGAACTAATGTTCAACAGGAGGATACAATGGTTGCTTGGGATAAAGCAAAAGGAAAACAAAATACAGGTCAACGTCGAGAAATTCAACGTATGACAATGAATCTTGGAGATAATAAGGTTCGTCTAGTTGGGGATGTAATGCCCCGTTATTGTTACTGGGTTACCACAACAGAAGGCAGAAAAATGCCAGTAGAATGTCTTGAATTTAGTCGAGAGACAGAAAGTTTTGATAATTCTGCAGATAACCCTTTCAAAGAAATTGACGAAGCAGTATATTCTGATAAACCTCAATTTTCTTATGTGTGCAATGTTATTGATCGTGCAGATGGTCAAATTAAATTGTTTGATCTGCGCTCTACTATTTATAGTCAGATTGTAGATTATGCTGCAAATCCAGAATATGGAAACCCTGCAGATGCTTCAACCGGATATGATGTAACAGTTAAGAAAGAAAAAACAGGACCACTTCCTCAAAATGTAAAATATACATGTATTCCTGCTCGCGCTAGTGTTGCACTAAGTGCTGAGGAGCAAAGTCTTGAATTATTCGATCTTTCTCGTATTTATAAACGTCAAACTTATGATGAGCAAAAAGAATGGTTAATGCAGAACACTGCTTATTTTGCCGGTGATGCTGGCGACGAATTTAAACCAGCAGAGGAAGTTGACGATCTATCATGAAAAAGTCGCTAAAAGATTTAGTGACTCCTACTACTGATGAAAGTCCTTCTAATAATTTCGGGGCTTTTACTGACGTTGATGGGGGTCAAGCAAAAATTGATTTAGACCATCTACGAGGACATGAGATATTTTTTGCTACTCCTTGTTATGGAGGTATGATAACAGATCAGTATTTTTTATCAATGTTTAAATTATCTCAAGCGTTTATGCAGTATGGTATTTCTTTTAGAATTACGACCTTGCGTAATGAAAGTTTAGTAACTCGTGCTAGAAATATACTGTCAGCTATGTTCATGGAAAGTACTGCTTCTCATTTATTTTTTATTGATGCTGATATTGAATTTGATGTAGATTCTATTCTTAGAGCACTTGCCTATGACAAAGATATTTTGGCAGCTGCTTACCCTAAAAAAGCATTGCCTATTCAGTATGCAATAAATTTTAAATTTCTTGATCCTAATACTAAACAAATTAGACTTGAAAATGGAGCGGTGGAAGTACTTGATGCATCTACAGGATTTTTCTGTATTAAGCGTAGAGTGTTTGACAAAATGAGAGAATCATATCCTGAATTACATTATAGAAATGATTCTAATATTGATGAAAAATTTCATAAATATTGTTATTCATTTTTTGATACTATTCATGATCCTGATGATAATCGTTATTTATCAGAAGATTATACTTTTTGTCGTCGTTGGCAAAAACTTGGAGGAGAAATTTGGTTAGATCCTAATACTAAACTTAATCATGTTGGAACTTATACTTTTGAGGGAGATGTGGGAAAAATTATGACTGTGGGAAATATCTAATTTGATTGACGAAGATTACCAGGCTTGGGAGCTATATCCACAACACCGTTGGATATTTAATAAATTAGATATAGCTCTTAGGCTTGGTTATCAAGCAGGACCTGCCTGTGTTCCTATGCCTCGAACTCCTTCTACTCTTTTTAAAGCAATTATAAGACCTATCTACAATCTTTATGGAATGGGTATTGGAGCTACCATACGTACATTTAGACCTTATATTGACAATGAATTTATAATTAATCATAAGTTTATATCTCCTGGATATTTTTGGTGTGAGTATTTTGAAGGACTACATTACTCAATTGATTATAAAGCTACTAACCAACCTAAAGGATCTATTTTTAAATGGGATGCTTTTTGTGCTATGGTAGGAGAAAAATCAGAAGATAATTTAACTCGCTTCACAAAATGGACTTGTGTTAGTCCTCCTTCAATTGCGCTTCCAGCTTTTTTATGGAATATAGATGATGTTGATTTTCTTAATATTGAATTTATTGGTAATAAAATAGTAGAAATACACTTACGAACAGGTAATGATATTTTTCATAAAAAATCTATAGGAACAATTGCAATACCTATTTGGAATAATGAAGAAGCTAAAATTAAAATTTTAGAAAAACAAGGTTATGCATTTAAAGGTAATCATCATCCTGATTCCTTTAAATATAATGCCAATGGACATTTACAAGATATTAGAATAGGTTATATGATAAAATGAAAATACTACATTCAGCAGATTGGCACATACTATTACATAAGAAAAAAGTACCTTATAAATGGCAAGTTAATAGATTTAAAACTTTTTTTAGTAAATTAATTGAATTAGAAAAACAATGTGAAGTTCATATAATTGCTGGTGATATTTTTGATAAAAAACCAGAACCTGATGAGGTCTGCTTATTTCTTTCATATATAAATTCTGTAACAATTCCAACGTATATAATTCCAGGTAATCATGAGGCTACTAGAAAAGGAGAAACTTTTCTTGAACACTTTACTCAAGAGAATGCAATTAAAAATTCAAATGTACATCTTATTACTAAAAATAAACGTGTACAAGAAGGTAGCGCTTATTTTCAATTCTTCCCTTATGGAGAAATGCAGATTGATAATTTACCCGTCATACAACATGAGAAAGATATTTTGGTTACGCATATTCGAGGGGAAGTACCGCCTCATATCACTCCAGAGTATGATTTCGAGAAACTTCGTCCCTGGAAACTTATTTTACTCGGTGATCTTCATTTCGCTCATAAGTACTTGGATTATCCAGCTTATTATCCTGGTAGCCCTCTTAATGTAACTTTTGATAGAGATGAAAAAAGACAATACGGTGTTAATATTGTTACATTAATTGCTGATTCTTATTTTAAATATAAAGTGGATTTTGTAGACTTAAAACTTCCTAAACTTGTACGAAAAACTATTAAAGTAAATGGGGAAATGAAAAAAGATACTGTTAATCATGTGTTATATGAAGTAACAGGGTCAATTGATGAACTATCTAAAATTGAAAACTCTGAATTACTTGATAAGAAAATTGCTACACAACCAGTAGAAGATTCAAAATTAGATTTGAAAAATAAATCATTAATAGAAGAACTTGAATTATATTTAAAGTTTATTAAAATAAAAAATACAGAACAAGTTATAAAAGAGTTTAAAGATTTAAATGTCACTATGTGATATCTCAATTAATAGAGTTTATTGGAAATACATACAAACAAATAGTTATATGCGACCTCTTAAAAATTATTATTGTCATACTACTATACCTAGCTTAGGTTCTTATATTAATACACCTTCTTATAAAAATCATAAAGAAACTATAAGAGAAGATTATTTTGAGCTAGTTAAGCAGTTTGCTAATAAATATAAAAATTATGAGTTTGTTTTAGGTATGAGTGGCGGTATTGATAGTGAAGTATGCGCAGAAACTTTTTATCAGTTAGGTATACCTTTTAGGGTTCTTAGTCTTAGACTTTTTAACGGTCAAAATGATTTTGATCTTGTATACGCTGCAAAATATTGTAAAGATCGAGGTATAAATTATAAAATAATACCTCTTTCTTATGCTAAGCTTATAGAAGATATAGTACCAAAAGCTGTTAAATATGGACAGTTTACTCATTCTATAAGTCAAGTTGCTTTAACTTACTTATTTGAATTTATTGGAGAAAATGAAATATTAATTAACAGTGGACATAATCCTGATTATTATCAAAGATTAGGTTTTGGTTGGTGGGAAGATAGTCCTAATTATGTTAAATATGCTATAAATACTAATAAAAAATTTATGACATTTACTAGTTTAGAACCTATTTTTTGTCATTACGCTAAAAATCATGATGCAACTCAGCCAGGTGAGAAAGACAACACTTTTCTATATGAATCATATAATAATCTATCTAATAGAATAAAATATACAGGATGGGAAAAAAGTAGTGATGAGCTGCATGAAGGTAGTGCTTATTTAAGAAAAGAATGTAAACATGCTTATCAAACATTTCTTACATGGAGAAATGTAACTCTTAAATATAAAAAAACAATACAAGATAGCCTTGATAAACATTTTGAAAATAGTAATCTTTATGAGTCATGGATAGAATATAAATTGTTAACAGGATTAGAATATGTCCAAAATAACACTGAATAATTTAAAATTTTCTAATATGTTTTCCTATCAAGAACAGGAAAATATTATTAATTTCAATAAAAATAAAATAACACAATTAACTGCGCCTAATGGTAGCGGAAAATCTTCTATTGCTCTTATTTTACAAGAAGTCTTATTTAATAAAAATATAAAAAATATTAAAAAAGCAGATATTATAAATAGATGGTCAAACGTAAAAAAATGGTGGGCAGAACTAAATTTTACTATTGATAAAACAGAGTATGTTATTAAAGTTGAAAGAGTAGGAGCTAAAAGTTCTATTAAATTTATATCTAATAATGTTGATTTAACAGAACATAAAGTTCTTGATACTTATAAAAATATTCAAGAACTAATTGGTCTTGATTTTAATATATTTTCACAACTTACTTATCAAAGTTCAACTGATTTACTTGAGTTTCTTAAGGCTACAGATACTAATAGAAAAAAGTTTTTAATTAATTTATTTAATCTTGAAAAATATATAAAGATTGGAGAAGTATTAAAATTAAAATTAGGAGATTTATTAAAAGAAAAAGTATTATTATCAGCAGAACTTAATACTATAAAAAGTTTTCTTGAATCTACACAGATTACCGACCTAAAAGAATTTGTTACGGTCCCTAAAATAGATAAAGAATTAGTAAAAACTTTAGGAATATTAGAAAAGCAATTAAAAGAATATGAAGAAACCTGTAAAAAAATAGATAAAAATAATATGTATATTGAAGAAAGAGAAAAATTAATATTTGATCTATCTATGAAAGCCCCTAAAGAAGAACAAGAGCTATATACAGTAGTAGAAGAATTTAAAAATGATGTTAATAAGTTACAAATACACAAACAAAATCTTGAAAAATCTTTAAAAGGTTTAGACACTACAGATGAGTGTTATGCTTGTGGACAAAAAATAGATAATTCACAAACTAAACAATTATATAGTGATTTAAATAAAGATTTATGTAATACAGTTATTAAGGTAGATGCAGTAAAAGAAGAGCTTGAGTACGCTAAAGAAAATATTGCTATATATGAAGAATCTCATAGTAAATATAATAAAAATAAAACAGCAATTTTAAAGTTTGAAGATTTAAGTCAAATTATTGATAAGAATGTAGCTACAGAATATCCTAATTATAATACCCTATTAAATGACATAGCAAAAACAAGAGAATTAGTTAAGAAGAACGATACAGTTGTAGAAGAAGCGACTACTCATAATCACGATGTAGGAATACATAATGCAAAAGTAGATGCTCTTATAGAGCAAAAAGAAGATTTTTTAAGTAGACAAACAATTGCTGAAAATGCTATGGTTAATATATCATATAAGGTAAATAATTTAGAAATTTTAAGAAAAGCATTTAGCACATCAGGAATTGTTGCTTTTAAATTAGAAAATTTAACAAAAGAATTAGAGGCAACAATTAATTATTATCTATCATTACTTTCTGATGGGCAATTTCAAGTATCCTTTAGGTTAGATAAAGAAAAATTAAATATAATAGTATCTAACAATGGAGTNGATACTCCCATAGAAACAGTTTCTGGTGGAGAATTTAGTAGGATTCAAACAGCTATTTTACTTGCAATTAGAACTCTTTTGTCTAAATTAGGCGGGAGCAGTGTTAACTTATTATTTTTAGATGAGGTTACTGGTGTATTAGATGATGAAGGTAAAGAAAAACTTATTGAAGTATTATCAGAAGATGATGATTTAAATGTATTTTTAATCTCACATGATTTTACTCATCCATTAATTGATAAAATATCAATTGTAAAAGAAAATAATATAAGCAGTATTCAGTAACGATGCGTCGAACTGAATAACTTTAAATGTGTTTAAGGAGAACTAAATGTTAGCACCTGGAAAAAATCCAATTAATTTTGCATTGAAAAATGCTTTTAAAACAGAACTAAGAAATAAAACAGTAAAATGGGGATATGGAGGATTATCCGAATTTACTTATTACCGTACATATTCTCGTAAAAAATCAGATGGAAAATTAGAAACATGGGCAGATTGTACTATACGAGTTATAGAAGGGTTTTTCTCTATATTAAAAACTTATTCTATTTCTTCATATGTTACATGGGACGAAAAACGTGCGCACAAACTAGCAGAAGAAGCTGCAGAACGTCTTTTTGAATTTAAATGGATGCCTCCTGGCAGGGGTCTTTGGATGATGGGAACTCCTTTTATATGGGAAAAAGGTGGGGCTGCTCTTAATAATTGTGCTTTTGTCTCTACAGAAGATATTGATGCAGAGCTTTCAAAGTCTTTTGCATTTCTAATGGATATGAGTATGGTAGGCGTAGGAGTAGGATTTGATACTAAAGGAGCAGGTAAAATTGCTTCTATAATGCCAGAAGGTTCTCCTGAACTTATTAATATTGATGATTCTAGAGAAGGTTGGGTAGAAGCCTTATCTTGCTTAATTGATTCTCATTTAGAAGAAGGCTCTGCTATTGTTGAATTTGACTTTAGTCAGATCAGAGAATATGGAGAACCTATTAACGGTTTTGGTGGAGTAGCTTCTGGTCCTGAACCTCTCAAACAAGGATTAGACGGTATTCGTGATATTCTAACAAAACGAGCACAATCTGACAATCCTCTTTTAACTTCTGTAGATATTACTGATATTATGAATATTATTGGTAAAATTGTAGTAGCAGGTAATGTTAGACGTACTGCAGAAATTGCTTTTTCTGATCCTAATGATTCTGACTTTATGAGTATGAAAAATTGGGAAACAGCAGGAGTAGAAACAGGAGCTAAAGCTCCAGAAGAATTAAAGCTACTAAACATTCAAGATTATGATTTATATAATAATGACTTTGATTCAAGAAGTGAGATTGCTAAAAAATATAGTGAAAATTCTTGGGCTTATAAGTTTGGGGGTTGGAGATGGGCGTCTAATAATTCTATTTTTGCAGAAATTGGAATGGATTATACAGAAGCAGCAAATTCCATAGCAATTTCTGGTGAACCAGGTTTTGCTTGGTTAGATAATATGCAACAATATAGTAGAATGAAAGATCCTGCAGATTGGAAAGACCGTAGAGTAGCAGGTGGCAATCCTTGTCTAGAACAATCTTTAGAATCTTATGAACTTTGCTGCTTAGTAGAAACATTTCCTGCTAAACATAATGATTATTGGGAATATCAGCGTACTTTAAAATTTGCGTATCTTTATGCAAAAGCTGTAACTCTTATGGCAACACATTGGCAAGATACTAATGATGTTATTAAGCGTAATCGCCGTATTGGTTGTTCTCAATCAGGTATTCAAGAAGCTATTCTTAAATTTGGTCGCCGTAAGTATTTAGATGAATATTGTGATAGAGCTTACTCATATATACAATATATAGATCAAAAATATTCAGAATGGATGGGTGTTCCTTTATCTCGTAAAACAACTTCGGTTAAACCTTCTGGTACAGTAAGTCTTGTTGCAGGAGCACTTCCGGGTATTCATTATGCAGAAAATGAATCTTATTATCGTACAATTAGGTTATCTGCTATATCACCAATGGTTAATCTTTTAAAAGATTCTGGTTATCGTATTGAACCAGCAGTTTCTGATCCTATTCGTACAGTAGTAGTATATTTTCCTGTAATACATGAAACAGGTACCATTTCAAAACATGATGTTTCGCTTTGGGAACAGTTTGCTAATGCTGTAGATATGCAACATTACTGGGCAGATAATCAAGTTTCTATTACCATTACTTTTAAAGCAGGAGAAGCAGATCAGATTGCTCGTGCTCTTTCTTGTTTTGATTCTCGTTTAAAAGGTGTATCATTACTACCTATTTCAGATCATGGGTATGCACAAGCACCTTATATAACTACAGGACTTCAAGAGATTGAAGCATATGCAAAAACTTTAAAACCTATTAACTTTGACCTTCTATCAGAAGAAGGTGAGAATGCAGATGCAAATAAATTCTGTGATTCGGACGGGTGTGAAATCTAATGCCTAAAGCTAAATATTCTCCCTGTATTAAAGTATGTACATATGATGATGAAGGATATTGCCTTGGATGTCAAAGGACATCTGAGGAAGTATCTACATGGAGAGACAGAACAGAAAAGGAACAATTAGAGGGAATTGATATGTTAAGAGAACGTAAAGTATGGAGATTATCAGAGGCACAAGAGTGACGCCGCACTAAGAAACTCCGTTTCTCCAGTTACATCTCTACGAGATAACGCCTTCTATATAAAAAATAATGTTCGCACGCATTCAATAGCTTTTCAACTGCGTTGTAATATTATTCAACAGCTAATCACTAAATTAGCATAAAATAATACCAATGGGAATTTATAATGTTTAAAATTTTAAAACTTGATAAAGAATTACCTCTTCCAGCATATGAAACTAAAGGTTCAGCAGGAATGGATTTATACGCTACTAAAGATGATTGGATTGTTCCAGGACAAATTACTATTATCCCTACGGGAATTGCTATTAGTATGCCTGAAGACTATGAAGCTCAAGTAAGACCTAGATCTGGTTTAGCAGCTAAACACGGAATTACAGTAGTTAATACTCCTGGCACTATTGATTCTGATTACCGTGGTGAAATTAAAGTAATTCTTACTAATTTAGGTAAACAAGAATATCAAGTGCAAAGAGGTGATAGAATTGCTCAAATTGTTTTTAATCCTATAAAACACATTGAGTGGAATGAAGTAAAGACAGGATTAGAACTTGAGATAACAGAGAGAGGAACTGGAGGATTTGGTTCCACAGGAGTCTAATAAATTAATAGTTGCACAAAGGAGAGTTTTATATTATGATGAAAGCTATACTCTGGACACGAGATCATTGTGGTTATTGTGATATGGCTAAAAAAGAACTTATGTTACGAGGTTATGAAATAGAAGAACGAAATATTTGGGGAACTGAGTGGTCAAAAGCAGACCTACAAAAGATTCTTCCCGATGTAAAAACTGTTCCACAGATATTTATATACAATAAATCTATCGGAGGATATAACGAATTAATGAAATATTTTGAAGAAACAACAAGTAATTACGGACACTAATGGCTAACGGTAAAAATTTAAAAAGGGTAAGAATTGATGATTTACTATCTTTCTACCCTAAAACTGATAATCAAAGTAAAACATATAATGCTTATAAAGAAGGTAAAAATTTAGTACTTCATGGATTAGCAGGAACAGGTAAAACTTTTGTATCTCTTTACCTTGCTTTAGAAGAGGTATTGGATAAATCAAATAAACAAAATGATATATTTATAGTTAGGTCAATTGTATCTACAAGAGATATTGGTTTTTTGCCTGGTGATGAGCAAGAAAAAGTATCAATTTATGAAGCTCCGTACAGATCAATCTGTTCGGAGTTTTTTAATGTTAATGATGCTTATGACTCTTTAAAAGCTCAAGGTACTATTAAATTTATGTCTACATCATTTATTAGGGGCATAACTTTAAATAATTCTGTAGTAATTGTGGATGAGTGTCAGAACTTGAATTTTCATGAACTTGATAGTATAATAACAAGAGTTGGGAAAAATAGTCGAATTATATTTTGCGGTGACTATACCCAAACTGATTTAACTAAAGATAATGATAAAAAAGGTATACTTAGATTTATGGAAGTACTTTCATATATTAAAGAATTTACAAGTGTTGAATTTATGGTTGATGACATTGTAAGAAGTGATTTTCTAAAGTCTTACATAATTGCTAAGTATAAACTTGGGATTAATGGTTAACAAGTCAAAAATAAAAGGTTCTGCTTATGAAGCTAAAATTAAAAGATATTTAAATTCTCATTTAGATATTGAATTTGAAAGAATGCCTCTTTCTGGTGCGCTTGAATATTTAAAAGGAGATTTATGGACTCCTCATGATACTGCTGGATGGCCTTATTGTATTGAGTGTAAACATTATAAAGAAATACAATGGAACAACTTACTAACAGCAAAAACTACTGATTTACTTAATTTTTGGAGACAAGCTGAAAGAGAAGCAGAGGTAATGAAAAAGAAACCTTTACTTATTTTTAGGTGGAATCGTTCTAAAGATTTTATAGGATGGGATGATGATGTAGAAGTTGATCATTATGTAGAAATTAAGTCTTTTGGATGTCATTTTAAAATAACTCAATTAGATGACTGGATTAAAGCGCTTAAAGAACAAAAAGACTTTTAATGTATAAAATGCAATTAAACTCTTGCATAAATGACCTGTGTATACTATAATATATTATAACACAGGAGAATAACGTGACTAAATCTTGGAATGACCTAGCAGAATTATCTACGACTGTAAATAATTCTTATAATAACTTACTATTAATTGATGGAAATAATGTTGCTTATCGTTGGTTGCAGCGTATAAATTATAATAATTTTAGTTCAGATTATCAACGTACTGTACAAAGTTTAGCAAATAGCTATGAAGCATGTAGAACAATAGTATGTTTCGACTTTGGTCGAAGTTACTATCGTATGAATATGTATGAAGAATATAAGCAAAATAGGAAAAAACCTAAAGAAGAAGATGAACAGAAAAAATATGAAGAGTTTTTTGGTGTTCTCAACAACTTACCCGACACATTAAGAGAAGAAGTCTAAAGTTTAGAGGCATAGAAGCAGATGATGTTATTGCTTATCTAGCTAAAAATATTGCTAAACAGTATGACCATACTTGGATTGTATCTTCTGATAGAGATTTATTACAATTAATTGATGATAATGTAAGTATCTTTAATATGTTCTCTCGTAAAGAAATTACTAAACAAACTCTCAAAGAAAATTTTGATTTATCTCCTAATGAATACTTGTTATCACGAATAATTGAAGGCGATAAAAGTGATAATATAATTGGAGTAGAAGGTATTGGTCCTAAACGCGCACAAGGACTAGCTAAAGAACATAAAACTTTTGAATCGCTTCTTAAAGCTTTTCCAATAAAAGGTCGTGCTAAATATATACAAAATCTAAATGCAAGTAAAGAATTACTAGAACGTAATGAAAAACTTATTAGCCTTAAAAAATATAATGAAGAAGCAATTACAAGTGGTAAATACGGTAAGGAACCTTTAGATGTTCTATCAGAGTTGTGATTTTAAATATGAAATTAGTTACAATGCTAAAGAATTAGAAAAAATTCTTGGAACATCTTGGGTATTTACTTCTGAATTACCCTTTGATCCCTATCTTAAACTTCGTGCTTGTTTAGAAAAGAATGAAACTATTGGTAAACAGTCAACAGTATATTGTGCTACAGGTATATATCCTCAACTACCAACTCCTAATTATAGATTAGAGATTACTACTCTTTCTGATTTAGCATATGAGAAAGGTTTAGTTGTACTTGACAGTCCTTCTATTTATGATTTCACACATAGAAATGAAATATATGTAATGTTAAGAAATGTTACAAATGAAGAAGTGTATATTCATCCTGGAGAGCTTATTGCTGCTATGAGCATTAAACGAGTAGAAATTGTTAATCTAACACCTATTCCTCAAGTTAATCCTAGTACTTACAGTTTTGGGGCACAAAAATGGATTCAAAAACTTAAGAACTTAGCTAAAAAACAACAAGAGTCTACAGAATACTCTCGTTCAGATGTTAAAAAATATTTAGATGCATAAGGAAAATAAATAATGAAAGTTAAGCTAATTTCTCACTCTCAACCAACATCTTCAACATCTTTTGATTATGGGTGGAAAACTTTAGAAGATGTTGTTGCTTATTCTGCAAGAGTATCAAATCCCTCAAATCAAAATAATAGTGAAACTAGTTCAAAACTTTTACAATATTTAGTTAAACACGGTCATTGGTCTCCTTTTGAAATGGCTTCTATTTGTTTAGAAATTGAAACTACACGAGATATTGCTCGTCAAATTTTGCGTCATCGTTCTTTTTCCTTTCAAGAATTTAGTCAGAGATATGCTGACCCAACAAAAGAACTTGGTTTTGTTACTAGAGAGGCACGATTACAAGATTTAAAAAATAGACAAAATTCAATTGAAATGGCAGATGACAATGAAGTTATTAATGAGTTTTATAGTGTTCAAGCTAAGGTTTTACAGGTTTCGCGAGATGCTTATGACTGGGCAATAAGAAATTGTATAGCTAAAGAGCAAGCTCGATCTGTTTTACCAGAAGGATTAACAGAATCTAGAATGTATATGAATGGAACTGTTCGTTCTTGGATGCATTATATTGATCTTAGATCCGCACACGGAACTCAAAAAGAACATATGGAGATAGCACGTGCTTGTGCCGATGCAATTAAACCTATTTTTCCAATGATTAAAGATTTTGTACATGAATGATAAACATAAAAATAAATTTAATTCTTTTAGTATAAAAGGAGATATAAAGAAATTTAATGACCAGTATATATACTAAAAGATAATACTACACTTAATAATCTTGTGGTAAGTAGCACACTACTTTATCGTAATCAAAGTACTAATGGACACTATCATAAAGGACAAGAGGAAGTTTATTTTTTTCTTAGTGGTATTGGAGAAATGGAGTTAGGTAAAGATAAATTTAATGTATCAGCAGGGGATGTTGTATTAATTGAGGATGGTATATTTCATAGAGTACATAATACTGCGGATACTGATTTATATTTTGTTTGTGTTTTTGATGGTAAAAGAAATCATTAATGATTGTCTTTCTCACACAATACTACCGTGGTCTTGGACATTGTATGAGAACCAAGTTTATTGCAGAAGAAGCAGCAAAGACACATGATGTTCTTGTTGTAGACCAACTTTTTGATCCACCAATTTCTTATGATGGTTGTGAAAGAATTTCGTTTTTAAAGGCATATATTCCAACCGATATAAAAAACATTTTTAATTTTATAATGAGTAAAGAGCTTGTGTTACTCCGTAAGAAAGAATGGATTAAGATTCTTGATACAAACGATGTTAAGCTTATTATATGCGAAGGATTCCCATTTTGTAGACATCAGTTTTCTCATGAATACTTTTCATTTTTTGAGGAAGCAAAAAAACGTGGAATAAAACTTATAATTAGTGCGAGAGATTTTCCATGGGATGAACCACATCAGGACTCTTTACAAGATTGGGTAGCTTATACACAAAATATTGTTTGTAAATATTATACTGAAAAAGTGCTTATTCATGGTGATCCAAATTACTTACCGCTTGTATCTGATAGAGTTAGAATGAATAATCCTTCAGAAGTTATACAACATCTTTCTGATAAAATTATATATACAGGATATGTATGTAATGAAAAAATAAAACCACATAAAAAAACTAATAATAATATATTTGTTAGTACAGGATTAAATAAAGAAGAAGGTATGTTAATATTTAAGGAAATTACTAAAATTGCAGATCAATTTCCTGAGTATAAGTTTATAATGCCTATAGCTAATCGTTATCTTAAAAACATAAAAACAAAAACTAAAAATAATGTTGTAATGGTTCCTTATATTAAAGATATGTATAAATTACTTAGTTCTTGTGCTTTATATATTACATATGGAGGATATAATTCTACAATGGAAATTTTTAAAAGCAATATACCTGCTATTATAATACCTAGAACAGATGGTGAAAAATTAGAACAATTTGTTAGAGCATATACTTTTGAATCTTATAATTTTTTTAAGGTAGTATCTAAATCTGAATTTATAAAGTTACCTAAAGTTATCAATGAGTGTTTAACTGATAAAAAATTTCCAATTAAAAATAATATTAATCTACAAGGAGTTAAAAGATCAGCTGATGCCATCAGAGAAATTTACCTTAAATGATTTAAAACAAAAAGAAGATACTTGGAAAGAAGTAATATTGTTAAATGAGCTTAAACTTTTACAAACTTTTGCAAGTACAGATCTTAAGAATGCTTATATAACAGCAGAACATAATGCTTGGATAGTAAAAACTCTTGTAGATAAAAAACAAAGATATAAGTTTAAAAATTGTAATTCTATTGTTTTAGTAGGTAGTGGTATATATCCTTATAGTATGTTTGATTTACACAAACAATATCCTCATATAAAACAAATAGGATTAGAAATAGATAAAAAAAGAGCTATTGTATCAAAAAAATTAGTCAAAGCTTCTCCCGCTAAAAATGCTATAAAAATTATAACAATTGATGCTATAGACTTTGACTATTCTTGGTTATCTGATGAGGATTTTGTTTTTATAAGTGTAGATGTTAAAGGTGAAGAAATATATAAAAAGATACTAGAAACNAGTAAGGCGCAACCACTAGTGTGTGCGCCTTACAAGGATTCTTGGATGAAAAGTTTAGTTACTTCACTTTTAAACGAGAGTTANTTTTATTTTTTTTAGTCTTTTTAACTTTTTTGCTTTTCTTACCATATTTTGGTCCTCGTTGAAAAGCGTCTACAGTTGTTACCTTCATTCTTTAAAAGTAACTTTTGGTCCTTTAACAGTAGTTACTCCTTGAGCATTAGGGCTTTTAATCTCTGTAACCGTAATATTATGTCCAGAACGATAATACTCTAAAGTTTGTTTCATTACTTTAGGATCATATTGTTCACGAAGACCATAACGGTTATCTCCGATTGCGCCAACCTTACCTTCACCCTTAGTCGAGCCAAATGAGGTTCTCTTCATAACTATTTCTTCACATTATTGCTAAAGGCACCATTAGAGCCAGAAGCACCAAAAGGTTTCATGGGACCGTATACAGTTCCGCCCATACCACTCTCGACGCTTTCATTAGCAACAGAAATACGTTTATTAACTCCTGCATTAGGACCACCATTAGTAGTATTATTAGGTTGTTTATCGTTTTGAGTTTTCATCAAAACTGGACCTTCATCAATGAGACCTGGAGCATTAAGCAGCGTGCTATGAGGACCAGGAGCACCTGCTGCCCGATTATCACTAGACCCTGTGTAAGAAGTACGTTGTGTACCCCCTTTAGCAGTTTTAGGATAATTTTTTCCGTTTTTAACCAGTTTATAACTTTCAGCGTCACCGCTTACGGTTTTGTTAATCATTCCCATAATATCAATTCTCCTTTATTAAGAAATTAGTGCCACGACAGTTTCTGTCATATTACCTGCATTAGCAGCAGCAGCAACAGAAGCACGAACTGTAACACCTGGGACACCAGCACCGCCAGCCGCAACTGAACTTGCGTAGTTGTTAGCACCCGTAAATGTGCAATGTTCAATTGCGGTTGCAACATTAACTAGCATACCTGCGTCACTTTGAACATGACAATTTCGTAGTACAAGAGAGCCAGAATTATTGTGCGATACTACACCATAACCATGAGCCTCATTTTCGCCAAGCATACAGCGCGTTAGAATAACAGTTGATGCAGCATCTGTAGCAGCAACAGCCGCATTAGAATCTAGAACACCTTGAAGAACAGCTGCATTAGCTACAGTAAGAGCAGCAGCACGGTTTGTACCCGTAGTTCCATCAATGTGGGAGTCTTTTACGTTAACAGTGACAGCCGAATTACCGACAATTAAGCCAGGAGCTTCAATTTTAACGTTTTCAATGTCAATCGTGCTACTAGCAGGCATATCAGACAGAACAGAAAATCCAGTAAATCTAACATTGGATGCCGTGCCAAAACCTTTGATAGTAACGTTACCCACATTAGCAGTACGTGGATCGGTATACTCTCCAGGATATACTAAAATTGTATCTCCATCTTTGAGCATAGTAGTTGGAATAGATCGAATGTCTTTAAATTGAGCATCGTCAGTCAGCTCAGGACTAACTCGATGAATTTGATTATTCGCCATAGTTTTCTCCTTTAAATTAATATATCTATAAGATTTCGGAAATATCCTTGAATCCTTATATCAATATGTTTATATGTATATAATCGCAAAAAATATATGAAGTGTCAAAAATTTATTTTTTTGCGTTAAGTTTTGCTACTTACTTTTTCTTTTTATTTTTATTGCTTGCTTTACCCGCACTATTTAAGGCTATAGCAACTGCTTGTTTTTGAGAACGTCCTTCTTTTTTAAGTTTTCTAATATTTGCTCCTACAGTTTTTTTACTATAACCGCTTTTAAGAGGCATTATTTTGATCTCTTCTTGCTTGTAAAACAGAAGGAGGCAACATATCAGAAGCTTCAACAGGAACTACATCAATATCATCATCTCTAAATACTAAAAGTGATGAAGATGAATCTTCAACATTTTGTACAGCTGCCTCATTAGCTTCATACACAATATAATCTCTTAAAGAGTTTAAGTAAGCAGCTGAAACAGCAAGCTTATTATTCCACCACGAAGGTAGCTCTTCTTCTTCTTTTTTAGACGTAAGTGATGTATATATATCAACTATGTCTTCTTGAATTTTTTTCATCTGTCTTTTTGCAGATGTTACATCTGTGTGCCCATCTTTTACTACTAATTCAAATTCTTGTTCCATTAATTTCCTCTTTGATCATAGGCATCAAATATAGTTTTTTCACCTGTGCTAAGATTTTCTTCTTCTTTTTCTCTGCTTGATAAAAGTTTTCCACATTGACTTTTACATAAAGAAAAACTTCTATCATAACCTTGTAAATATAATTTTAGTTTATTCCAATAATTATAACTAATTATTTTTTCTATGGGAACATAAAATCCATTAAATTTATTTGTAAACTCTGGAGGATAGTAAAAACGTGAATTATCATTATCATAATAATGACCACCAGTCCAACAACATCTAAAAACTAATCCTTCTGGTGAAACATACCATTTACCCCAATCTTCCCAAGAGCATAGTATTTGTTTTTCTAATGTATCTTTATTGACTTTATTTTTAGTATGAGCAAATTTACCACTTCTAGGAGGTTCAAATTCTCTATTAGTCTTTACTATTGAGAAAGAATGAAAATTTAAATCCTTAGCAAGTTGTTTAGCAGTTTCTACCTGATGTTGATTATAGTTAAATACTATATATTTCCAATGAACTTGTGGTCTTTTAGTAGCTATAGTAGATTTTGCATTGGCTAAAACATTATTAAATTTGGTATTTATACGATAAATATGGTGAGTATCTTCTAACCCATCTAAATCAAAATTTAAAATATCTTGATTAGTTAAAATATTTCCTACATCAGTCCAATAATTATGGTCATGTACTCCACCATTTGTATGTATATTTAATCTTGTACCGTGCTCTTTTACATATGCAATTATATCTCTAAAATCTTTATTCATAATAGAATCACCAAAATTACCATTTAATATTAACCATTCTAAGTTATTAAGTAAATTTGGGGAGAAAAGTTGTTTAAAAGATTCAAGAGTATAAGTATATTTTGGGTCATTAAGATTAATTTTATCTATTTTTAATCTATGACATGCTGGACATTTTGCATTACATCTAAAAGTTAACTCAGTAGTTAATTGTTTAATAGGTCTCATTCAGCGACGGATAAGGCTTGAATAATAACTTTAGTACCTACCGGTATAGAGGTACGAGTAAACTTAACAGATGCATGTGCAGCAGCAGCATTAATAATAAAATCATTATTAGCAGCAAAAGTTCCTGAAGGCACATCTTTTGTTTGTGCAATACCATCTAAAGTAACCATTAAAATATTTGCTAAAGCATCTCCGGGCATTGCTTTTCCTATAAAGAAAGTATTGGCTGTTGAACCCGCTGCTTGTGTATTAGCATTACTAAATGGTTTTAAAATAATCACTCCGCCTGTTAGTGCTGTTACATTATCTTGTACAACATTGACATTAGCATTTAATCTAGCAAAAGTTACAAAGTCATTTGAAGCAGAAGCAGTTGTAGCAATTTTTGCATCAATTTGTGTTTGAATAGCACTTGTTACACCATCTAAACGATTAATTTCTGCCGCAGAAACACCGGTAACACCATCAAGTGTATTAAGTTCTGTTGCTGTTGACGTAACTAATGTTGCACCAATAGTTAAAGCAGAAGTAGTGAAACCTCCTACAGTTAAATTAGCAGCTCCAGTAGGATGTATTGTTGTGTTAGAAAAAGGATCTCTAGTTTCTGAAACAGCAAAACCTTTAGCACTTGTATCGTAATATAAAGCAGCATTACCAGAACTTCCACGATTAAAGAAAATACCAGAATCTAAAGAAGTAACAGAGCCAAATGGCTGACTATTAGCTAATGCCATAAAATTATCTTGAATTATTAAATTTTCTGTATTAACAGTAGTTGTGTCACCTAAAACAGTTAAATTACCTGTAACAACTAAGTCATCGGTCATATTTACTTGCTTAATAAAACTAGAAGTATTATGAACAATTAAGTTACCAGTTACAGTAACATCATCTTTAAAAGTAGCTAAACCATCACTAGCAACAAAACTTAACGCATCTGATATACCTACGTTTCCAAAAGAAAGTGCGGTAAGTGCACCAGTATTAGCAGTTCCTCTAACATCAAGACGATGAGGAGATATAGCATCTTTTGCTGCAATAAATACATTACCTCCCAGCGCACTATATTTTAATATTACGTTAGCAGGAACTCCTAAAGAAACAGTACCTGCAAGAGGATTAGTATTATTAATACCTAAAGAAGTTCTACTTTTATCAAAAAAGTATTTACCAGAACCAATATTTATATCAGTAGTGGTATTTAAAATTGCTGCTATATTAGCTTCAGAAGCATCAACATTAGCTTTAACAGAGTTAACATTAGCAGTTAAATTTGTGTTAACACGTACTATTTCACCTGCTAAGGGACCACCAGTAGATGTATTAGCAGCTAATTTATCAGCAGTAATAGCGCCACTAGCAATCATCGCAGTAGTAACGGATAAATTACTAATTTTATCTGAAGTAATTGCGTTATCTTCAATTACTGTGCCAGTAATTCGTGTTAGTGCCATTTGTTAATCCTTTACAGAATCACTCTCAGATTCAGTTTTTGCTTCTTCTTCTAATTCCTCAAAAAATTCAGCAAGAAAATCTTTTTGCTCTAAAGGTTGTTCTTCATCTTCTTCAAAGAATTGTTTTATAAAATCTTCAACTTGTTCATCTACTGAAGGAGGTTTTAGTAATTCATCCCATAATTCTTCAATACAAGCTTGTTTAGTAGTATCTACACAAAACTCAATTTCATCTTCTGTTAATGGAACTATGACATTATTTATATCTTTTTTTTCTGTAATGATAAAATCACCACGCTGTTCATAATAAATATTAGTTATAGTTCCGTGTACCATTTTAGAAATTTCAGGTATTTCTTCTGATAATTTTTCTATAGGAAAAGTTCTACTTAAAAGTTGTCCTTTTCCTTCTTCTGTTATCTCTCTATATTGACAGAAAACTTGGTTATTTGTCAATTCATCAATTTCAAATTTTATATATTCCATTTTTCCCTCTATGTTTTAATAATATAATTTATACACAATGACGGTATTGTCGCTGTATGAGTATGACCGCCTGCAGTTACTCCTGTTACCCCTGATGCCGTTGCAGAATCTTTAGCAGATGAAGCAAAGGTAGCAGTTGCTACAGTTAAAGCAGCTGATCCTGAATCTGTAGTAATTTTAGAAGATGCAGCCATAGAACCTTGCGCAGCAGCAACTGTTCCATTATTAGTGCCTTTACCTAACGGAAGTCTATCTTTAAAATCTGGTAAAGCAAAAGTTGTTGAGCCATCTCCTGCTCCATAATCTGTACCAATTAAAGCAAATAATCCTGCATAGGTAGTACGAGATATAGCAGTACCATCTGATAATAACCAACCAGAAGGTGCAGTAGTCTCTGGCCATATTAGAATAGAACCTACAGGTACTAACGGTGCTGCATCATTACTACCTACACCATTTCCTACAGTTGACTGCATTAGCACATTTGCAGCAATAGGTGCTAAATTTGCCCCATTTGTTCCATGTACTCGCAACCCGGATTTAGTTCCTACAGTAGCTCCTGTACCTGCCCCATAAAATACAATAGAAGCATTTGCAGCACTATTTTGAGTATTAAATCCTATTGATACGTTAGCGCCATTAGTAGCTGTAGCACCACTTCCACCATGATTAAAAGCAGATCTAACTGCAAAAGTTACATTGGTATCACCAGTACCTCCAGAGTTAAAAACAGAAAAAACATTCATACGATCTTCTGTAATACCAGATCCTGCTCCTCCAGTACCAAGACCGATCATTACATTTGTAACACTTCCATTAGTAGGTGGAATACCTACATCAACAAATTTAGCAGTTCCCGCCGAATTAGCCGCAGCTAAATAAAGTCGTGCATTGGCTGTAGAATCATTATTGGCTACAGAAGCTAATTCTCCTAATTCATAAGTAATTGCATTAGCAAGAAGACCGCCCATATTTTCTTCATTACGAAAAATGCCTCGACGAGTAAAATTAGTGCCTGCAACAGCTCCTATACTAAAAGTTTTACTACTTACATATAATATAGAACCATTTGCGTTTGAACGATGATATAACATACCATCAACATCAGACCCTGTTCCAGAAACAGATAAAGCCTCTCCAGAAGCAAGCATATTAACACCTACAGGAGGTCCATCACTACTAAAATTAGTTAATAATGATCTATAACTTTGATTTTGTTGTAGTCTAGCAGTAGATAAAGCTGTTCCTGCTGTAGGCTCTATATAAGTATTTGAATCAACTAACGCCATCGTTAAACCCCTGTTGCACTAATATTTATTGTAGCAGAACTATCTGCTGCTTTGTCCGTGCCATCGCTTTTGAATATTTTTACAGTCCCTGCTGTATTACTTAAAGCTGTAAATACTCCGAACACAGCATTTCCTGCATCTACAGTTGATACAGAAACTCTCGGTACTTTTCTAAAGTTTTTAGCAGACCAATCAATAGTTTTAGGTACGGAATCATAAGCAACAGATGTTGAGAAATTTTTCTCTTGTTGACTTATTGTATACCGAATTTTATCTAATGTAAAGTCACTTTCATTAGGATTGATATTTGTTATATCAAATTTTAATTGCATAAATCTAAATTGCTTTTCTCCTGCTTCAAATGATTGGAAACCATCATTAATAGAAGAAGCGGCAAATTGAACTACGTTTACATTACCATTTGATCCTGTAGCACCATTTCCTAAATATACGTTATCAGTTGTAGAAGTTCTTAGTGTAATTGCTCTACTAATATCACTACCACCACCATCAAAAGTAAAGTCAGCACTATCATTATAATCACGTAAATCTACAAGTTTAAAAGTGTTACCTGCTGCTGACCCTACATTAGCAAGAACATTACTTCCTGTAGAGTTTCCATTAGCAAAAAAAGTATTACCTAATTTTATAGAATCAGCACTTATAACAGCAGCTATCAAAGCGTATGAATTAGAATTAGAATAATCTCCTTGATCTATGACACCACCAGAAGTATAAGTACCAAAAGAAGAAGTATTTAATGCAGATCCTGCTAAAGTTTGAATACTTAGTGTAGTATCTGAAACTCTTGTAAGTTTAATTTCTTGATTATTTATTTGAGTCATTCCTGCTACATCATGAATAATTGCTCGATTAGTTGAACCAGTAAGTCCATGATCTGTTGAAGTAGTTATAACTCCTGGATTTGCTTTGGTTATTGCTGATATAGAGAAAACACTTCCTGTATGCTGTCCATCATTCCAAATTGCAAAAACATTTTGAGAATTAGTAATTCCTGCTGAAGAATCATCAACTAATGTTTTATTATTTGTGTCAAATTCTGCTCCATAAGTAGTACCAAGTAACGTACCCAAACCAGAAGCTTTAATAATTGTTGTATCTGGTGTTGTATTTGCTTCTGAACTATCTGATAATATATCTGTTTTTAAATCATTAAAAGTAGATTTAACAGCTTGATCACCTTGAAAATCTAACTCGATACGATAAAAATCTGCTACACCCATATCTCTAATAGCAGTTGTATAGTGCGCAGAAGCACCTCCCATTAAAAGATCATCAGCATCACTTGTTGCAGACCAACCAGAGCTTGAACCATTAGAGTTATCTGTTATACTACTTGGAGCAGATGTTCCTGGAACAGTTGCATAAGTTAACCCGCCTGAGTTTGACGTAGTAAAAGAAGGATAATTAGCTTCTCCTGCATTAGTATTAGTAATACCCGCAAAATTAACAGAAGGAGAATCTTCATTAAAAGCAAATACAGGTTCTTCAGAAGAAGGAGCTACAGAAGTAAAAGTAACTGCTTGAACATCTTCACTATAATTACCGCTTGTATCTTTTGTTCTAGCAAGATAAGTAAATTCACCAAAAGTATCAATAGGTACTGATTTACGATTAACTCCTCCTGCTACGCTAACAAGAGGTGCTGCTGTATTAAAATTAGCAATTGTTGCAGAAGTTTCTCCTGGTTTTCTTCTTATTTCTACATCTTGTAGATCAAGATCTACAGGAGTAACAAATTCCCAAAATAATGTTATTTGATCACTACTCTGTCCTATAGCTAAGTTAAATATATTATTTGGAAGAGCTGTTTTACCTAATATAACTTTAGATAGTTCGTTTGTAATTCCCCGTATTTCTTTATTTAGAGGAGTTATTCTTACAGTTAAGGTATTAACACCAGAGGCAGTGCCTCGATCAATATTATTAATAGTAAATCTTACTTTACCGTCAGTATCAATTCCTGCAGAAGATACTTTAACAGTATTAAAAGTTGTTAAATCTGCTGCTTCTCCTGTTAGTTTATAAGAAATTTCATAATCTGTAACTTCTTGTCCTGTAATATGATCAAACGCAATAGTTGCTCGTACAGAAACTCCTTTATTTCTATCAATAAATAAACTTTCATCTACAGTAAGTCCTACTACTTTTTGTATAGGAATTTCTTTAACTATAACAGTTTTAACATTAAAAGGACTTGTTCTACCTTGAAAATTTCTATTTCGTGCTCTTACAGATATTGGTCCTGGCTCAATATTTGTTAAACGTCTGTCTTGTGTTAAAAATACTTGGTCATAATCACTTCCTAAAGAAAGATCATAAATACCCGGAATGGTATTAGCAAGATTAAATTTTCCAGGAAAAGTAGCAGTATCATAATCTAAAGTAAAAGAGGTACCACTTACATTTCCAATACTACCTACTATATCTGAAGAAATATTAATAAAAGTTAAACCACCAACATTAGCTTTAGGACTTTCTCCCCCTGTTGTAATAGTAAATATATTGTTTTGTGTCATAACAACATTACTAGTATATTGATTACTTGTTGTCTGAGTACTATCATAACTTGTAGCAATTACAGGAAAAACATTTCCAGAAGAAAATTGAATATTATCTCCAACTTCAATAGTTGGCACAGTATAATGATCAACAAGTACTCGAACTACACTTTTAGTACTATTTAAAGATAAAAATTCAACATTTGCAGGATATTCTCCTTTATGTAAATTAAAATCTGATGAAGCAATCTCAAGACCATCTACAAAAGCTGTTATAAAACCTTTATCTCTTGGAATTATTTCTAAAGGTTCTACATGAGATGTTTTTGCTGCAGAAACTGCTGTTCCTACAGGATTAATTAAAGATACCGCATTAGTTGTTGAATATTCAAAATCTGTACCCGTAACATAAAAACTATTATTAGAATAAAATCTTGAATCTAATAACTGATTTAAACTAATATAAAAAGGAGCTTCTGGTATTGCTGAAAATAATCTAGTACTACTTCCTGTAGAAGTAGGATTATTTATTATCAATTTATTTTCTGCTATTGTTAAACTAGAATTTGTTGAAGTACCGTTAGAGTTAAAACCTAAAATTGGTGCAGCAAATTCTACAGTTCTAGGATTATTGCCTACAAAACCAATAGATGCTCCTATATTTGCTTTTTCATTAACAGGAAAAGACATTTGATCAATGCCTTTAAGTCCTTGAAAAGATGCATCATCATTTACATTTAATATATGTTTACCAAAATTAAAATCAAAAGCAACATTTAAACCTTCTACTTCAAATTCTATAAACTCTGTACTGTCTCCACCGCCAGCAGCTGTTTCAGAAACAGCATTGCAAAGTAGTTTTAGCTCTCCTGTAGTGCCACTAAAACCATTTTTACCCGTTAAAAGTGCTGGAACATGAGTATCTGTTAATCCTTCAGAATTTCCTACTTTATATGTAACAGGTATTGTTCCGATAGCAGAAATAGCATTAGTAACTTTTTGTGTAACTCTGGGAAAAGAAGTAAAAAAATCTGTATGTAGTTGTAAAGGATAATCTTGTCGTTCCGTAAAAACATCTACATGTACATCTATTAGTACACTTCCATCTGCTGTTCGTCTAGGTATTGGCTGTAACTTAAATTGAGGAGCAGGAGGAGGTGTAAATGGTGACAGAATATCAGTATAAGCAGTAGGAGTATAATCTATAAAGGTATCTGAATCAACATATACATTTGAGATATATTCAATAGCTTCAATACCTATTTCATGCTCGTCAGTTCTTTCAATTCCTGTTACTTTGAATAATTTTCCTGCTTTATTAGTATAAACATCAGCAGCAGTAGAAGTAGGTACTCCAGGATTAATAATTTCTCCTACCATCCAAATATCGTTTTTTACAGGTGCTACATTAGCAGGCCACGCACTAAAAGCATCAAATTTTTGAGTTACTACATTATACATATGAGTAACAGTTACATTAGCAGCGTCTATACCAAAATTAACATTAGCATTGGAAAGAAGATTAGTATTAGTAGTTGCAGCTATACTTTGTTGTGTAGTAATTAAATCATAGTTTACATTACTAAGTAAGTATAGATCTACTCTATCAGAATCTTGTTTATAAATTCTCATAGCAAGAGGATTAGTATTACTAGTAAAAAATGTTGTAGGAATTGTAGGTTCTGTAAAATACTCAAAAAATGTTTGTGCTTTATTTACACCAGAACCTGTTACTACAGAGTTAGCACGTATTCTGCCTCCAAAACCAAAACCTAATCCGTTCATTTTTTGAGAAACAGAAATAACATCTCCAGGGGCAATGTTAATTGCTTCAATACTAGTAGTAAACTCACAACGTCGTCTTAAATATCTAGATGCGGCTATATGATAGTGAGCATATCGTAACGCCTGACTTCTACGAGTAACTCCTATTAAATCAAGAGTAGATAGATTTTCTAAAGCACTTTTATCTCTACCGTCATTTCTATCTACAGTATCAATTCTTACAGTTTCTCGTTTATAGTGGTTAGTAGGTTCAATATAGCTTACATCAACTGCTGTTATAATATCACTTTCTTTAATACCAGATATTTGAAAAGAACCGTCTTTAATATTAGTTTCATTAAACATTGCAGCGGGTAATTCATCAGGCATATCTACTGCAAAAGTTAGCTTACCCATATTATAAACTAATGTACCTCTAAAGATAGAACAGATTTGATTTAATATATCCATTACCTGTCCTTGATCAGAAATAGTTATATCACAAGTAAATCTACGCTCTACAATTGATTTATCAATAGATAATCCAAATTGATTTGTTCTAATTGTAGCAAACTGTCCACGAGGTTTGTGCCTAAAAGTACCATCACTTAAGGCAGTTATACCATCAAATTTACCTGTTACAGCATTACAAGCATCACAATATTGAGCAACTTGGTAAAATTTAAATTTATCAATTACATCTTCTGGAATACCCAATCCATAAGTAGTATTAGTTAACATATCATACACAATCCAAACAGGATTTTGTGTCCAACCAAACACAAAAGTACCATCCCATGTACCTACATAAATTTGAGGATTAGAAGTAGTAAGCTTTGTATCCGGTCCTTGAAATTGTAAAGAATATCCATTTTCTTGATAAGAGTTACCTGTTGAGCCTCCACTTGTAACTTCTAACTCTCTCCAATCAATTTCTCCTGTTTCTAATATAGGTTGATTATAATTTGAAGGTACTTTAACTAAAAGTCCTTTAACTAAAGAAGTAAAGTTAGGAACACCTCCTACATGCTCAGAATGTGCTTTAATTGCGTAACCTATATGAGCAGTTCTCGGATATGCTTGTCGTTTAAACTCAATTTCTGTCCACCCTTTAACCGCAATCTCATCATGAATTTTAGAAGAATCACTATCGTCAGACGTCTTTTTAATAGTAAATTTATATCCATCATCAGATCTATTTTCTTCAGGGATAAGAATAGTTACATCAAATCTAAATGTAGTATTTGTTTTACCACTTATTGATTCAATATGAGGCTCTTCTTCAGGCATAATAGATGTTGTACCAGTTCTATCAAATACTTCAATAGAAATTTCTGCAGAATGCCCATTAATATTACCTTGATTATCTTGATTTATTAAACCACGTAACTCAAAAGCAAATCTAAGAGCATCCCATCCTTGTGCACTTGTATCTTGTAATTCAACTTTTGACTCAGGAATACCGCCTACATTTCCTTTTTTAAGTTTTACAGTAGAAGTAAAGTTTTGTGGAGTAGCAATCTCTTCTCCAAATACACGTAATGCCGGTTGCGTTAAAGTACCTGTATTAGTAAGAGTTTTGAAAAGAGTAGTATTTTCTCCGCCATTGCCGTCAAGATTAATTAAGTCATCAATATTACCATCTTGGATTTCAATATCTTGAGGACCATTTGAATTAATTCGATATACAGGTCCTTCACCAAAAGCAATAGTAGTAAACATTATATCAGTAGAAAATTTATTATTAGGAGCTTCAACAGCGCCTCCGCCACCTCCACCGCCTCCTTTACCTCCACCTTTATTATGGACACGGATATTATCAGCAATATAAGTATGTTGATTAGCTACAGTAAAATTATAACTTGTTGCAGATGCTACTGATACAATTTCTTCAATAGGTGAAATTTTTCCATTTTCAACAACAAGTTGATCTTCTTCTGCCGTTAATTTTCCTGCTTCAAGAAATAAACCATCTTCTACTAATACCCAATGATTTGGTGTAAGTGTTAATTCACCTTTCCAATGAGTTATTTTTATAAATTCATCATTTTCATGCGTAAATGTATGCGTAACACTAGCAGGACCAAGATTACCTGATTTATCAAAAGCTAATACAAGATTACCTATTTCAATATCTTCAATAGATTTTTTAGTACCATCTGCCATTGAGATCTGAGTGCCACCTATAAAACATCCTTTTGATCCCTTAACATAAGGAAGTTTCTGTCCACTATGTACTATATATTGTTTTAAGGCTGTCATTCTTCCCCCCGAGCTTCTGCTGCTAACGGTGTTTCATTAGAGTTAAATATTGATGCTACACTAGGCGTATCATTTTGTGCGTGTTGTTGGCTTAAAATATATCCACTTAAAAATTGACCTCCTACGCGCATAAGACCATAGTTAAGTGCTATAGGAGTACCTGGTTCTGTTGAATTTTGAAGTGATCCAAAAATATTATTTTCTGTTCGTGTGCCAGCATCTTTTGCTACTGAAATTGTTTTACCTTTAGGTCTTGAAGTAAAAAGCGATGTAATTAAAGATATAGCCAAGTTTCCTACAATACCTTTTACAAAACTTGGAATTCCATTAAACAAACTGCCTAAGCCACCACCAGCCCCTCCAGGAGCTGCACCAAAAAAACCACCAACATTAGTTGATAAAGTTTCAAAAGAAAAACCCGCTCCAAAGCCACCACCAGCAGCATAACCACCAATTAGAGCAAGACCTACAGCTGCAAATAATGCTCCTTTTTTACCACCACCACCTGTTACTACAGGTGCAATATAAATTATGCTATCTTCTTTTATTTTTTTAATAGCATATTCATCTCTTGCAATAGTTTTTAAATCTTGTGTAACATAGGTAAAAGATTCATTACTAATACCTTGTTTAATTTTAGACATATAAGCATTAAAACGAGGATGCATACTTGCTAAATAAAATTCAATATCATAATAAGAATTTATTTCAACTTTATACTCTTTTTCATCAAAAAAATCTTTAAAAACTGCTTGTGGTTTTATAGTAACTAACATTAGACAGCTTCCTGTGCATCAGTAGATAAAGGACTTTGATTAGAATTAAATATTGATGCTACACTAGGTGAGTCATTTTGAGCATGTTGTTGGCTTAATATATACCCACTTAAAAATTGACCCCCAACCCTCATTTGCCCATAGTTTAAAGCTATAGGTGTGCTTGATGAAGTTGAATTTACTAATGATCCAAAAGCATCATTTTGAGAACGAGTTCCAGAATCTTTTGTTATCTCTCTAGTTCTGGCTTTAGGAGTTGAAGTAAATAATGATTGAACTAAACTTAA